TATATCATATATATTATTAAATATTTGGTGAGATTTACTATTACCTCTAAGAGTTGAATATGTTTTATTAGTACGTTTATCAAAATAACTTGTTTCCCTATAAGATCCCATAAATTCTCCTAAAATTTCTGCTTTTTTCATAAAAAGTTCTTTCTGTTTAGTTGAATGTACTATAGCTAATCTACAAGTAGGATGTTGTTTTCTAGGAGCTCCTATATTCATATCTCCTAAAAGACTACCTAAAATCATTTGTTCTTGTAGATGAGATAGTTGGTGGTCTTCTTGCGAAAAAGGATGCGAAATCTTTAGATTTCCTTCATTAAAATACTTTTTTCAATAGCATATAGCAGATGGATGTACATTAAAATATTCTGCCATTTCTTTAGTTGTTTTTCCTTCCTTTGCTAATTTTGATAAAACTAATAAATCAATTTTTCTTTGAGGTTTTATACCATAATTTTCTTTTAAATATTTAGATACTGTTTCTGTTTTATGACCTGTTAATTTTCCAATTTTCTCGCAAGTCATTCCTTCTAAATACATTTTGTGAAATTTTTCAATTTCTTCAGTTGTTAATTTCTTTGCCATATTAATTTGTTTTAAATTATTATTATCTATAGTGCAAAGATAATAATAAAAATTAATATAAGCAAATTATTCAATAATTTTCTGATGAAAAAAATCTGTAGCACTATTTAAAAGCTCTCCAAGTACCATAGATTGATCATCTAAGGCATCCTCATAACTAATTACTTGAGCTAGAGTTTGTCTAATATCTTCAGGAGTATTTTCAGGCAGACTCCCAAATACTTCCATATTAACATTAGCTAATGTTATTAGTCTATCATTATGAATAAATGTATATCTTTTTAACATCTCTCTAGCTATATCAAAATTACCAGTTTGAATTGCTTCATTAATTTCTCTAAACTTGGTATTATACACGTTGCTTAAGGCAAAGAAACTTTTTACTGCCGTGGCAACATTACCAATAACGGCTTTACCAACCATATTTTGAATCTGCATTAAGTACTTACTTGCTGGATTGTAAGGACTCATATATTTGGCAGCTTCTCCCATCTTAGATCTTTTAGCAAGGCCTTGCATTCGATCAGTAGTTACTGGCATTGTTAAGTTAATTTGGTTTCTAGGATTAAGAATAATACTAAATACACCATCTACAACTCTATTTCTTAATGCATCAGCTCGTAAATAAGGTGCTGCGTTTTCGTCGGTATTAATACGACCATTAGATGATAATGAATAGCCCAAAACATAACTTTTGTCTATATCGTAATCACTCCCCTGAAGCCATGTCTGACTAGCTGGAACGAAAATTTCATTTGTCTCACTATCTGTAAATGCTATAACTTCTACAGGCATGAATGACTGCATAGACTGACAAGGAATACGTGTACCAACAAAATACAAACTCTTTTCAAAAGATTTATACTTATTTTCTGCTAATTTTCTAATTTGTTTAGTTCAATTATAATCTTGATTTTCAGCTAATGCTCGAATTATTTCAAGTTTATCATTAAATTCAGCAATATTACTAGTAGTATACTTTCTACTTCCAGTTGGTCGATAAGTTAATTGAATGGATGTCCCTTCCCCAAACTCTTCTTTTACTAAGTCAACATAGTTATCAATTCTGTAATTTCTATGAGTATAGGTAAACATCTTAGAATTTTCTAACTCTTTTAGTCTATCTATTGAATCAATAATAACTACATTATGCTGAACATTATCAGAATCAGTATATTTTAAGAATTGTTTTCCTTCAGAAGAGCAGATTTCATTACCATTAAAGTATACTGAACCATCAATAATCTTATAATCAGAATCTAAAGATGAATTAGTAAATAGCTCATTAACCTTGGGATTTCTAAGTTTAACATATAACTTATTTCCTGCTCCATCAAATAAAGTTCAGTCATAAGTTAACTCATCTGCATTATCATAGAAATTGTAGTAGCTCTCAATTCTATTTATAAAGAACTCTGGACCTTGTTCCTTAATTTTAGCAATAGAATCACCAGGAAGCAATCCTAACTCTTTAGCATAAAGCTTACCCATAATAATCTGTGCTGGGATAACTTTATACTCTGTAGCATTTAACATTAATCCTCCTCAATCAATAGGCTTACCATCAGCTAAATTATTAAGAACAGATTGCTGCTTTTTGATTAAAGCTTTTTTAATATTAGGAATATATTTTGTAAATGAAGTTTTTTCTGTAAATCCTTTTGGCATAAATGGAGTAATTTCATTTACTATAAGTTGTAATCTGCTATTTACTATATTCTCTATAACATTTTCATCAACTCTTTCATTAGGTATTGATTTTATTACTTCACTACGTAGCTCATCTCTAAGAGTCTCTATATTAGTAGCACTACTATCACTTTCAATAAAATAATGAAGCACCTGAGTATAAGGACTTTCAAACATACTATATTTACGTCCATTAGCTACAAAAGTAGTATCTGATCCTTTAAGATTTTTAGCTTTAGTTGTCCACCTACTAATACGCCCAGGCTCATATAATCGATAGTATATATATTTATCATAATTATCTACTTTATCTATTTTTACTACTTGATTATTTTCTCCTCAGACGATAATAGTATCCTCAAAATCTACTGGGTTATCCGAAGTAATATCATCAATAAATGGATTTACAACTACATTTCCATTTGTATCAACAACAAAAACTTTATTTACAGCGTCATCCACGGTCATTCTCTCATAAGTTGTACCTCTTGTAGCTTCTGAAATTAAATCTATTAATTCTTCATATCGATAATTTTTACCATTAATTGTATGATATTGAACTACATTATATGATGGATTTAATACTGCTGCAACACCATTGTAATGACGTCTAATAGCATCCCTTACTAGAGAGGATGTTACTGTAGAATTAAAAATACCATTGATAGAAGAAGAACTAAAAGGTATTCTATATTCTAAATTATTATTTTCTAATCCTTCCTGAGCAAGTTTTACAAAGGACTGAGCTAAACCTAGGGTATCCTTACTCCCCCCAGTAAATGCTTTAATGACAGCTTTTCCAAATATTTTATAAAGATCCCCCTTATTTCCATTATAAATAATATCCTGAATTTTACTAATAGCATCGTAACAGAATTTACCAATTTCTTCATAAACTTGTGTTGCTAGACGATGAGTATATCCATTTTGTTCAAGACTACTAATCATTTGAGTCATTTCTGTTACCTCTGCTTCATCAAGTTCATGATCAGCATTCATTTGAACCCCCCCAAACTTAGTGGACATTGTAGTAAATAATAATGGAGTACTATCATTTCAAGAAGCTACATCATTGATATTTGAAGCTCCAACTTTAATAGCTGACTTATTTACCAGCCAACTAATCATAGAATCTTTAAGATCATAATCACAAATAATTTGATTAGTATAATCTAGATTATGTTCTGAATATTGAAGATTATTGGTACGGTTATCTATTTTCATAGCCCACGCACCCCCAAATGTTTGGTCAATATCATATATATTTCTAATTAACTTATCAGTAATAATAATATTGTCAGGATTAATAGGAACCCCCTCTTTGGTAACTTCAACTAATTCTCTATGAGCTACATTATTTGAAATATTAACATGTAATATTTTATAATATTTTCCACTTATACTATCTCTAAAGAATAAATCATCAAATTGTCTATCATAATCTATTGTAACATCTACAGGAAATTCTAAACTATGCATTTTCTTAAAAATGTTTTCCATGCTAGTGTTAGAACTATTTCTTCTGATAGCATTAGTTATCTCATATTCAGCCCATTTAAGTAATTTTGGTAGTCCATGTTTAGCATCAATATCGTGAAAGATAGTTTTTTTGTTAGCTCCTACTGCAGCATCTATAAGGGATACATTCTCCCATCTAGACATAAATGGACTAGTATAGCCTGAACCATCCATAGAATCTATGGTACTTGACATTCCTGATATGTTACTTACATTTGATCCCATATCAGACATAACAGCCATTTTAACTCTTTCTGGCACTCCATTTTTTAAACCTTGTGCGAGAGAGTGATATGTAGCTCCATAAATAACCATACGTTTTACCTGAGATATTCATCTAGAAGCTAAACTATGATCTAGATATCCATTTGTAGTAGGACTTTCTTTTTCTTTATTAGGGTGAGCATAGACATCTCCTACCATCATTTTATTATACTCATTTGATAGAAATGAATCAGTAATAAAATAAGCACCTAATAAAGGATTAATAACCCCATTAACTTCTTTAAGAAGTTTACCATCCTTGACAAATTTAGGATTACTCTGTTTGAAAGAGTTAACAATATTTTGATCTACTGAAATAGTGGCCCAAGCTTTAGAACTATCCTCTAAAAATCTACTAAACTGACTTTTGTAAAACTCATTAAACTTATCTCTGTTACTAAATATATTAGCAAAATTTTCTAAAGTTTCATTAAACACCCATCCTGCTTTAGTTTTAGATGCATGTATTTCATCAACAAATTCAACATTAGCTCTGGCAAAATCTTCCCTAACCTTATTTATTTTATTCTTAGCTAAGAATACCTTAATATCATGTATAGAATTAAATTCTTTATTTGGATATACTTGTCTATAATCTGATAGAATAGTTTCTATCACACTCTCTATCTGAGATTTATTACTTTCAAACCAAGCTTTCTTTATAGGTTCTAAATCAATTTCATTTCCAGATTTAAAGTACTGATCTAGGACAGATTTGATATTAAATGAATTACCGTTGCCAAAATCTCATGTTTGATTTAAATCAAACTGCATTACAAAGTGTTTATTCTTATCAGAATATACATGACTTTGAATACCAACAATTCCTGATTTAGACCTAGATCCTTCAGTATGAGATTGATCCGTAGTTAGGCCTTGATAAAAGTCATATACAATAGACAAATGCATAACATCATCTGCTGTAAGAGTAGAAGATTGTTTTGTAACTCCATTAATAGTTACTTCTGATCTAATTTTAGGACTCTTAACATATTGTATATTTCTATATATAGCATTGTCATGATACTGTGACATGTATAGGTCGTTATCATTAATCTGCTTACTAATTTCATTAAAAATACCATTATGTTGATAGCTTAAACATACCATCTGATATAATGGTAAGTTATTACCTTCTGCATTTTTAATGACATTAACCGTATCTGATCCATTAATAACACTAAGTACTCTACCTAAATCATTACTCTGTCCAAAATTTAGATTAGTATTACTGTTGTTGATAACATCAAAAATTACAGTTCCTAATACAGGAGCATATAACTCATACTTAGTATAGTTACTATTTGGAAATACTTGACTAGCTACCTGATCAAAATCATCTGATATTAATAAATTAACAAAGTCCCCAACTATTTCATTAAAATTACTTATAGGACCAGTAATAGATATTTTCCCATTTCCCTCTAATGTAATTCTACTATCTCCAATAGATATAACAGAACCTATACCTCTAACATTATACTTCCTAAGTAACTCATTAAATCTAGATCTATTTTGCTTTCAATATTGAGTAATAGCCTTTACTGTTTCTACTATTGCTTCTCTTTGCATTTTAATGGGACGTTGTGTTAGATTTCTAACTTCCATGCTTTTACCATCTTTCTGCTCATAACTAACATAACTTGAGAGAACAGTTTTTTCCATTAGATGTGTAAACATGTCTTTAATATCCTCATGCATTTTAGAGTCATATATAAATCTTTTTATAGCTGATAACTTGGATCTTAAATAAGTTATATGCTCGGGATTAGAAACTTTTCTGTTAGATAGTTCTTGTTCATATAAAGATATGAGCTTACTAACATCCATTTTAGTTCCTTTCTTAAGCTCTTCTTTTACTTCTGGATTAGAACTTTCTTCAGCTCATAATTTCATCTTCCCCATTACAGAATTAAACCCAGATAACGAAATAGAGGTCCCATCAATAATATCTCCATTTATATTAACTTCTGGAAGATAATTTAAGAGTATCTTAGCAAGATCACTAACACTTTCTTCTTGAGACATAAATTCATTAGTACTAAATCCTGTGTAGTGAGTAACATTAGGACCATTATAAATATATCTATTTCTAGAATATATTGAAGACTTACTATATTCTGGGTTAATAGAAACAAATGGTGTTAATTGCTTTAATAGATCATCAAATGTTCTAAGAGTTACATATGAATTATAAGCTTGATAATATTTGTTATCAAAATTAGGAGAATTATTTATATAACCACTAAATTCAGATAGTATACTTTCTATGGTAGATTCAATATCTATATCAATCATACTATCTAAATTAGGAGAAGGTTTTCCTAAATATGATAATACATATCCTAGCAACTCCTTTTTGTATTCAAAGATACCTCTATTTAATACTGTTATATCTCCAACTTTTCTATTAGCATCTATAAACTGCTCACTTGCTAGATCAAACACTGATAAAGATATAATCCTCTTAACAAAGTCACTTGTCATCTTATTATATTGAACAGACTGCCCAATATAAAACTGTTGTGCTGATTTACTATCAGTTTTTACTTCTCATCCAGTTCTACTACTAACTTTCTTAGGTTCAAATATAGATGTCTGGGTAGGATTTGTTGAAATCCCACCCAAGAACATTCTATATACATTATCTGGATCTATAAAATATTCCTCTAAAAAAGATTTAAATTCTTCATCTGTACTTGTATTAAAGACTCTGCTTAATAGAGGATAATACTTAATTGTGTATCCACATTTAACACTCATTGTTCTTTAATTTATTAATTAAATATTCTTCAACTTCTTGCTGCAGCCCTATTAATGCAGTGTTACTATTAATTTCATTTCAATAAGATTCTGCAGTTAATTTATCTACTTCCTGATTTAATATTAAAGCAGTTATATACTTACTTAAATTAGGATTAGCTACAATAATATCACTCATACTATTCATAGCATCTCTAAATTTAATATACGCATCTGCTATATTAAATGTTCTAATACTTCACACATTATTTTTCTTTTCAAGAACGTATGTATAATTCTTGTCTTGCAAAGATACAAAAAATGGTTCAAAGTCAGAAATCTTATCTCTATAAAAATGGATAGTTTCTTTTGGAGTATTTAGTTGATTAGATATCATTACTTTAGGATCAAATACTGATTCTGTTGTAATTGTTTTTCCTTCAACTTTAACTACATCAAATTCTGCAGATTGAACTTTAGAAGCTATTTCAGAATTAATAGATTCAACAACTGTATCTATATTATCTTTAGTAACAATAACTTCATTAAGTTTTAACTCTTGTAGTTGTTCATTAATAGATTCTACTACTTTTTTATCTTCTGCTGCTTGTTCGTTATTGATCGCTGACAAATCAATACTATAGTCATTACCAATAATCATGGGTATATTAGTATTATACTCATGACCTTGAATAGCATACCAATAATCTCCAGCAGGATTAACTTGAGTATCAATAACATCTCTTCCATAAATACCCATTTTAAATTCAGGAGCCTCTAAACATAACTGTTTCAATTGTTCAATTTGACCATCATTAATTGAAATTACTGATTCTCTATTTACTATCTTATACAAAATAGTATTCATAGTAGCTACTCCAGACTGATATTTAAAGTCTCCATTAGTTTCATAACCAAACTCTATATTAGAATCATTAGATATATTTTGGATAGCTAATTCTGCATCTTTATACACTATACCATTTATTCTAATACGCTGGTTAGGATATTTAGAGGTATTTAAATGTATTCTAATAGCCTCTCTAACTCTATCTGGAGCTACTTTATATACATACTTAGCAATCACTGAGCTTCTATACCCTGGAATAATATCATAATTTTTCCTATTATTAGACTGCTTAATGATATCATCTATAGACACTAATCAGTTCATCCCAATTAGAGCAAATCTGTAATCATGTTGAGTACTATATGTTTTAATAGAACCATTAGTAGTAGCTGCTAAGAATTCTTTAAAATCATCATCAGTTACATAAGGGTCACTTGACACAACCATAAATGTATTACCATTATTTCTTTGATTTAATCATTCTTGTTGATCGCTACTATATTTAGTTCTCTCCGTAGAATTTACTGATAATACAACAGGTTTATTAAAGGCTCTAAAGTATCCTTTTGGATTAATAGCTGATTGTCTAAAATTTGATAAATTAACAGAAGTATTTGAATCTATAGCACTTTCCTTACGAAGAGGCGATACTGCTAAAATATCCCCAAAGTATTCTCCAATAACTGGATCTGTAACTAACAATGGGAAATCAACAGTTTTAGAATCTAATGTTAATCTTACTACTAATAATCCCCTATTATTATATGGTATAATATAAAATTTAGGAGTAGTTTTTAATAGATTTAGAATCTCATTAGAATACTTACGACCTAATGATCCAGGAATAAACGATTGAATTTCTCTAGACAATATTTTAAGAGATGCTTCAAATATTTCTTTATTATCTTTATGTCTATTATTAACAAAGAAAGCTCTTACTAAATTTGAAATTTGTACTGTAATTTCAGGAGTAGTATTAATAATATTCTTCAAATTATTATCAGTAGTTTGATAAAATTTAATTAGATCATTATTAATAAAATCAATCCAACTCTCCGCTGTACTTACATATTCATTAGCTCCTACTACTGGCATAACTGGTCTAGTTATAGGCTCACTAGTTTCTATATTTGAAGTAACAGTATTTTGTAAGTTATTTACAGGTTCTGTATATTCAGGAGCTATAGATACCTGAGATACCTCTGGATTCACAGGATGAGTAAAATCAACCTTAGTATCTCTTTCTATTGGATTTGTGGTAACAGCATTATCTTCCGTAGTTATTGACTTACCAGCAGACTCTATAAGGGCATTAATTTGTTCATTATTGGGCTGTTGAGATTGATATTCCTCAAATTCCACTGATTCAGCAATATTTGGAATAGCATTTATTCTTCATTCTTTAAAATCTTGAATTTGAGATTCTGGCATTTCAATGTTTCCAGATGATGTCGAATCTTGTTTAGAAGATATTGTATTTCCTAGCCCTCTAGATACAATAATTGATCCTTTTTTTGACCGTTGAGTTAGAGTATATAAGTCTTTTAATTTATAGAATTCTCCTCGGCTTTTACCTTCATTTGTTAATCTAAAGTTTTTATCAATAATAATATAATCAAATTCATCACCCTGAACGCTACTTAAAGGCACAATTTTAACTCCTTGAGTAGTATTATATTTCTTAGGATTGTCTGTAATTATCGCAATATCTGAAGAGTGTTGTTTTAACTTTTCTATATGTGAAAATACTTCATCTTCTTTAATTATTTTCTCCCCTCCAAATATAAAACTACTTTCAAAATACTTAAACTCAACTGGATTAGATTGTAAGTATTTTTCAGCAAATTCACTAAGATATTTTGGTTCTATAGCAGGATTATTGTAATATTGTTTATATATTTCGTCTAATCTCTGAGACAACGATATATAATTATCATATTTAGCTATATTATCAGGTCGTAGTGGAGCAACAAGATCAGGAGTTTTAATGTTAATAGTATCCTCAATCCCACTATCAATAATTTCCTTCCCGAATACTGTTTGAACTGCATTCTGTTTATAATCTCCAAATGCTATTACTGATACATTATTAGTATTAGCTCATTTACTAATTAACTCTAACTCTACCCTATCATATCAACTAATCTCATCTATAAATAAGATTTTATTCTTAGAATCACCAAATAAATTAGTTTTAAGAACTTCTATATTAATATTACTAGTAATGCTTACATTATTATTATTACTGTCCTTAATATATGAAATATCAGAATCCTTTATTTGGCGTCCTAGTATTTTCTCTACAAGTTCATTCTTAGTAAATGAATTTCCATCACTTTCAACACTATCTGTAAGTCTATCTGTTTGCTTTCTTGTTGGAGCTGATGTTATATAATTTGCATCTTCAAACATCTTCTTTAATAAGAACGCAACTCCTTTAGTCTTACCAACTCCAGCTCCTCCAAATACTACTGTAAAATTAAATAAAGGACTTTTAGTTTTAATATATGTATCAGGATTATCCTGGAAAATATCTTTTAATTTAATTATAATACTATTAAATACATCCTTATTTAGTATTTGAGAATAAGCTACTCTTACTGCATATTCTTGAGAAAATATTGGAGCATTCTTAAATTCACTACTACTAATTATCTCTTTTAATTTTTTATAAAAATTTTGAGAAGGAGTTGATAGTATTGTAGCAATATAAACCATTTGATCATACACAGTAATCTCAGTACTAGGATTTTTACTAAGAGTAGTTGGAGCTGACTTTACTAGTTCGTTACTATCAAACAACGAAACTATTTTGTCGGCTATTTCATCAGCAGAAAGATTTAGATTTTTAACTGCTTCAAAAATACGAGTTTCTAATGCTATAGAAGCCTGCTCTAATTGAGAGAAGTCTATATCTTCTCCACTAGAAGGTATTTCAATATCTGAGGATAATTGTTTTAAATCAATACCAAATATCTTAATAAACCTATCCTTAAGAATAGAAGTGTCATCAGTTAGTAAGCTAATGAATTTAGACTTCATGTTTATAGCTATATCTCTCTGCTCTCTAAGTTTCTGAGATTGATTTCTTTCAGAAATATCTATTAAAGTTATTAACTGATTTTTAACTCGTGCTAGATCAGAAACAATATTAATTTGCCCTTGAACACTTATTATGGGTAACAGTTCTTTTTCTAGTGATTCCCTAAATTCATTAATTTTGCTATTAAAACCTCCATCTACTGAAGCATCAAGTATTGCTGATATAGCATCAATTAATTTAACTGTTTCTTTTAATTTATCAAGAGAATGTTTATCTCTAATAATAAAGTCTTCTACTTTCTTAGAATTAATAAAGTTAAACTGTTCCTCTCTAATTAGTTTAGTTACTTCTTGATTATCTAACCCTGCAACATTTGAAGCAGCTTCAATTAATTCATATATAGGATTAGTATTAATTTGTGATTTGATATTTAGTACTTCTCCTAAATAATCGTAGAATGATCTGCTCCCAAAAGAAGGTAATAAAGTCGGCAGTATATTCTTTAAATCAAGCTGATATATATTACTAAATGTATCAGACAAATCGCTTCTAAGAATATAATCGTAGTGCTCTAATGCTCCTTGAACATTATTCTTTTTAATATAATCAACTATCTTGATTAACTCATTAGATAAGTTTGCTATATCATCATCCATTCCTTCTAAGTCAATTCCTTGACTATCAAGAATAGATTGAATTCTATTAATTCAATTAGCTTGATCATTATTTTCTAAATTATTAATTTGAGTTCAATTATATAATATACTAGCTAAATCTGAATCAATCAAATCAAGATATAGATTATTACGTTTAATGTATTCTAAATATCCAAGATAAGAATCAGTATAGTTATTAAATGCTAAGTTTGTATCTGCTATTCTTATAGGTCTATAAAGAATATTACGTCCTTCTTCACTTAATGCTGGATTTAAAACTTCAAATTTAAGACTTTTAATTTGATTTAAATGGTCTTCTAATTGAGAAATATCTAATTTTAAGTTGTCTATTTCCTCATTAGATGATATTCCTTCTGGAAGGTTTTCAATAGCCTTATCTAGAGCTGTTCTACTCTCTTTTAGTCTATTAGAAATTTGGTCATATATAATATTATAGTCTGTAGCTCCTGGTAGGTATACTTTTCTGCTATCTTTGATTTTTTCTCCTACTGATTTCATAGCATTAATCATACTTTCTTGCATCTCAGAGAAAATATTATAAGCAGTTAATACCTTATGTTTTTCTTCAGAAGAACTATATTCTTTATACTCAGAATCAATTTTATCTTTTTCATCTTGCTGAAGACTATCATATTCTTTTTTATACTTCCAACGAGTATAATTATGTATACCAAATCCTGATACAAAATTATCTACTAATTGAGGACTTGCAGCAAATAATAGCTGTCCTGTATAGAAATCATTTTTCTTTCCAGTAAGTATTTCGTCTCGTTGAGCTCTTAGGGTGTCTATCTTAAGTCTAAGACGTTGATATTCACTATTATTTCTCATAGCTTCAATACGAGCTTCTATATCTTTTGGAGTTTTTGGCTCATTATCTGCTGGAGTTAATAGGTTTTCTAGTTCTACTTTAGTTTTAATTATTTCAGAAGTTAAATTATTTCAATCTTCAAAAATTTGACTATATAAACCAGATGAGATAATCTTGTCCTCTATTGTTTGCTGTCTACTTAACTTCTTAAGATTTATATACCCTTGTCTAGTCTCTTCAATAGACTTACCAGCTATATCAGCTTGTTGTGTAATATATTGTAATTCAGCGTCACTTAAATCTAACCCTTCCTCTTTAAGAACTTCATTAATTCTATCAATATAAAATCCTATTTGTTGATATAAAAGATCATTTTGTGAATCCCCAGAGCTAGTTGCTTTATATTGAGCCTCCGTTATATTACCATCTTTTACAAATTCTATTTCTGTACCAGAAAGATTTGTACTACCTAACTTACCAGCTTTATGTAATCTATCTAACTCCATTCTTAATTGGTTTTCCTTACCATCTCTTAAAAGATAAATTATCTCTTTTAGAGAATCATCATTTTGAGTTAGTGTACTATTAAGTATAGGGTTATTTTTCCTATCAAATCTATTATGTAAACTAAATACAGCACCACCAATGCCACCTCCTACAAATGAAGTAAAATATCTAGATATCATATCCTCTGGAGTAATTCCAAAGTTATAATTCCTTTCTTTATCAGCAATACCTAGTGCATTTAAACCTGAATATAATGCTTTTATTGCATCAGATGTTATTTCTTCTACCGTTTCCTCAACACCTTCATTTAGAGAATCATGAATTAGATTTCCAGGTTTCATCTTAGATATGTGGTTTACTATATTCTTCTGCATATCTAGAAGCCATTTAGCCGCCCCTTTAGAAGTAGATGTTTTCTTAGCTGTCTCTAATGCAAATTCTTTAGATGATAATTGTTCAGCAGCTTCTTTAACAACAGAGCGGACTTTTGCTCTATCTAAATATGTATCTCTAAACCAAAAGTCTTTGAAATAGTCATTATTCATCAGGCCATACATAGCTCCCATAGTAGATAACATACCTAAACCTGCTACTCTGTCTGAAGCGCCTGCTTCCTTAAATGCATTATATGCTTCAGTGGAGGAAGTTCCAGCCATATAAGCTAAAGCTAACCCTCTGCCTCATTTAATGGCATTTTCACTAGGAATAGAATTTTTTGGAACAAACATCTTTGGAATATTTCCAATAACTCTTTGTTGGAATAATTGCATAGAGCTGTCTTCAATTAATTTACCTAAATTTTCTATATTCCAAAAACTCTGCCTTCCATAGTCAGAAACACTACTGTCGAACCTAGAAAATCATGCTTGTATATCAGTTGCTGTCTGAGCTGATCTTGATGTTGATATATCTCCAGTTGCGATGCCTTCAATACTTTTAAAAAGTACAGGAAATAATTTTCCTAATTCCTTAGCAGCAGTCATCGCTCCATAATATTTTCCAACACCTGGAATAAACATCATGCCAACCTTAAAAGCTGTTTTGGCCATTGTACCAATGACACTTTTATCAAGATCATCTGAATCAAAGAAATTATATTTATCTCACTTACTACCATCGATAGTTAAAGTGTCGGATATATGCAATATATCTTTATTTGCAATATCTCTATTTCCCAGAGTCTCATAAAAAGGATCTCCACTTTCATTAAATTTTAGGTCTCCTTTATTGTGCTTAATAATTCTACCGTTAACCTCATGTTCCCCATCTTCGTCTCATTGAGCTAATACTAATGTAGGTCTTGTCACTGCTGATAATCCTCCTCAATCATTAGGAGTCCAATCTTCAAATTGCTGGGTATCATAGTTAAATACCTTATTAGTTTGAGCGACTTCTCTAATAGACATTGTTGGAGCAGAAGATTCTCTAAGGTTACTTAGTCCCCTACTTCTTCTCTCAGGATTAGAAAATTGAACTAATTTTGGTCTTATATTCGTCACTTTCCCCCCTATAGGAGCAAAGTAATCATTAGGATCATATTCATAGAAATCCTGTAAATCCTGAACTAATTTACTATTATCAGCATCATTATATAACTTTAAAGCTGTTTGGTAGTACTGATCAAATTTATTATCGTCAAAATTACCAGACTTGTCTTTAAAAGCTTCTTGTATTTGAGGAACTTTTTTGTAGTACTCCTTGTCTAATAAGCTGGAATTATCAGTTGTTATACCTAAATTAGCTAAGTCTTGCGGAGTTTTATTAGGCGAAAAGAATAAGGTCGCCAGCCAATCATTTTTCTTCTGCTCAATCATAATTAGAAATTTGTCTGTATTTGAGACTCCTGTAGTAGTCTCCTGCGATTTAACATATCTGTATAATTACTAGCACTTGTTAATTGATGATTAGATACTACTGTTGCAATAGCACTATCTGTTATTGGAATAAATATAGCACTTTTATACATTGAGGATGCGTCTCCTATACCAAATAATCCCCCATCAAAGTTATTTCTATGTTTACTTTTCGAAGGAGTATCTGACCCATAATTAATATATTTAGAGTATAAATCAAATATATAAGACCCTTCGTCTCTATTTACATGATCAACTCATTCAGAGTCATCAATGTCAACAGCTTTATCACTAACATATCCATTGACAATAATAAAAGGATGGGCTTCTCTAAATGCTCACTCTCCTGTTTCTGGTTCTCTATAAATATCAAGATTTAGTTCATTCAACTTCATAGTTATACTATTTGGAGTAACTCCATATCCAGCATTTAATCATTCTTGGAATTTTTCAAACCTATTTTGTGCATCTAGATCAGGAGTTTTCTTACCTGTTGTCGCATATATATTTTGATCAATCGGTAAGTATGTTCTTTCAATATTACTTACTCCATCATAAACTACTTTGTCTAATTCACTTTCTGTAAGTAATCTATTTCCAAATGTTATTGAGTTTAAAGCTAAACTTGATCCCAGTCTATCTTCTTTAGCAAACACATCTCTAAGTGTACCCATACCAATTTGCTTACCAGTGGTATCTATTGGTTTGCCATAAGGTTGTGCTAAAGCTTTTATACCTCCTTTAGACTTAGAATGTGCAATAGTTATAGGAGTATATTGAACGCCTCCATTTCCAGTAGTAATCATTTCCTCACGAGTCATTTCAACTTGTTTACTTGATGATCCTTTACTACTAGCACTACTGGCTGTAGAATCATAATCTAACTGTTGTTTAATTTCTCTAGTATGGTCAGTATGTTCAATAACTGCTATTTTTAATAAATTTTGAACATCTTTAGGATCATTTGGATTTAAACCTTCAGCTGTTGCATTGGCTCTTAACACATTTTTCATATTTCTAGGTAATGTTCTATAAAGGTAATTAACAGCAGCTTCTAAGCTTTTATCGTCACTATATCCTTGATCAGAAGTATTAGTAGATTCTGTAACTTTATATATGCCATCAGGAGAATCAAAACCCAGCAACTGTTCAAATCCTTTTTCAATTTGATCTTTCTGCTTAGAAGTATACCTATCAAATTGATTTGAAGATTTATTAGTACCAAAAGCACCAATAGTTGATTTCACATAATCTACTATTGACTCCATTCCAACAGTATTTGATAAGTCGGTTAAAATATCACTATTGTAAGCTAACTCTGGTTGTTCCTCTCTAAGTCGGATTAACTCAGAATTTGTTAATATTCTATATTTATCTGGATTTTCATAATATGTATCTAAAGATACTATTTTAACACCATTATCATTATCAAAAACATACATACCCCCAGTATTAGTAATAGCTACTTCTGATCCAGCTCCTTCATCATTAATTTGTTTACTAGCCTGTTGATATAAACTGTTATTATGTTTAATTCTATTAGCCAAAGATTGTATTCTAATTAAATCTGACATATCGTAAGATGTTTCCTGATTTCCTCCAAATAGAGATCCTAAATTTTGAGACTTTCTTAGAAATGTATTAGCTTTAGACAGAAAATAATCAACATCATTAGGAAGCCCATTTTCCTTCAATACATTAATAATTTCCTTCTGTATAAGTTCTTCTTTTTTATTATCTGTTGTTGAACTTTTTGTAGATGTATTTTGAGATTCTTGCTGAGCTATTGAATCTCTAGAAAAGGGGGTATAATATATACCCCCTGTTTGATATCTTTTTATCTTCATATTATGACATCATTTTTATAAAAAGCCTTATGATATTATTGTTTAAATCATTCACAGCTTTGTTAATAGCTTTTTGCTGATCTAAAAATGCTTGTTCATTTGTTTCTCTAAACCTTTGAATTGTACCTCCTCTTTTATACCTGAAATATTTAGAGTCAGACAGTTTTGGAGATACTTGATTAACATATCTAGGGATATTTAAACCATCAAATCATCTAATCCAAGAATGTCTTCTTTTAGGATCATTAGCTTGGTCTTGATAAATATCAAAGAATGCTTTACTACGTATATTAGACACTTGGTCGGGATATTTATAACTTATATATCCTAACCAATCACTTCCTCATTGCTCTTTTTCACCTGCAGTCATACTATTAAAACCACCAAAGCTTTCAAAAAGTTGTTTTAAATCATTCTGATATTTAGTTTCAGCATTAATAGAATTCAACTTATCTTCAATATCAGTTCTACTCTGTAGGTCTTTGGCATAATCCTGTCTAAATTGATAGATTAAATTCTTAACATTCTGTGTTTGTTGCCCTATCTTATTAGCATCAGCCATATCAAGTTGTGCTAATCCTTGGTACCAACGATTTCTATTTTCATTACTAATCTGATTTCTTATATTTGCATATTGTTGCTTTTGAGCAAGTAGTTTATCATTATACTGGTCTATCATTTGTGAAAATTTAGTATCTCTTTCTCCCTTTATTTGATCAACTCCTGCATCTCTCATTAACCTTTCAGCCATTACTTGATTTGGATCACTAGTGACTGTTTTATATTTACGCATTTCTTTAACACGATCATCATACATTCTATGCAAACCATTATCACTAAATCTAGAGTAGAATTCAGTTGGCATTTGCTGTTGAGAACCTATCATTCCCTTACGAATAGCATCTTTCATCTTTTGAGTAGTGCGATTAATACCTCTGGTAGATGCTATGAAATCACCAATACCAAGTAACATATCAGGATTAATACCAGATCATTTTAAATTTCTACTAGAACCAAACATACTTGAAGATGACTTCTCAATATTATTTGTATTAATTCCTGTAGACTGTTTAGTATATTTATCTATTGACTCTCTTAATTTAGGATCAATGTCATTTAAAGGCTTAACTCCTAAGAAATCTGAGTGAAGTCTGGGGTTTGAAAAAACATCTATTGGTTTTGCAGTAACAATGACTGATTCACTGTGCTCATTTATTGGTTTCCCATTTTTATCAAGAAATCAATTACTATTAGAACCTCCCTGTGCTTTAATAATCTTACCACCCTTTTTGTGAAATCTTAACCCAATATAGTCATCAACTTGTTGTAAATAAGGATCAATACTACGAATCTCAATAGGGTTCTTTATACCACTCAAAGTAACAGGTATATCTCGTACTCCAGTACTTTCTGGTAACATTAACGTAGAAGGAGCTTTAAATTTAATAAATCTTTTAAATACAGGATTTCTATAAAACCAATCTCCTCCATATCTAGAATTAAACTGTAGAGTTGATGGAAGTACTCATCCATTAGACTGTAATTGAGAAGCAATTTCAGGATTTCTTCTAATAACTCTTCCTAAAGTTCTTAATTTAGAAGTGTGGCCTGCTAAAGATCTTATATCAAAATCATCTGGAAGTTGTCTATTAGACATTCTAAATCTATAATTTCTACTCATAGGATTCCAACTTCCAGAAAATATGTTTGATATAGTAGAATTTGTTTTAGATTTGGCAGCCTCTGCTGTTCATTTAGCCTCTTGTGCTTTAGATATTTTTAGATGACCTGATTTAGTTAAATCTTCAATTGCTTGTTTATAATTCTTAACAGTACCATCAGAGTTAGCTCATCGAGCTGGCTGGCCATCAACAAATCCTAATTCCTTATCAGCAACTACTTTATCAATATATTCTCTTTTTAAGCTTTCTTTTGTCTTAGCTTCTAATTTAGGTGATTTTCCTTTATATTGAGTAGATCTTATATTTTGGACTTCATTCTTTATTCCTTTAACAGCAAAAAGACCAGTAGATAAACTTTTTCAATCATCTAAAGTTCCTTTGCCAGATACTATATTGTTAACAGCTGATACTGCACTAGTAGCTCCTGAGGCTAATAGTATATTCTTTAATAATGAAGCAGATTTTTTAACTGTTTTACTCATTTTAGCCATTTTACCACCAATTCCAACACCAGGGAGTAAGCTTATTGTATCTAATCCCAGTCCTAGGGCTAAGTTACCAAGGTCTCCTAAATCAAAACCATCACGGCTGACATCAGCTCCAAACTGAGCAAGAGTTGATCCATACCCTAAAGCACCAGCTACTGGATTACCACCAGTAGGGATAGCTGCAATTAATGATGCTAAATCGCCAGCAATGCTAGCTATTTGCATCTTATCCGCTTTAGTTAAATCTTTTCAATCTCCATTTTTTAAAGAGGTTTTAGCAACATCTTTGTCAGTTCTTTCAGTTATTGTCTTAGCTGTAGTATCATTTTCAATATTAGAAACTTTTGCCGCATTGATTCTACCTCCTGATTGAAACTTAGGTTTATTATCAAATATGTTTCTAGATGCTCTATCTCATCTTTCTCCATTAACCATAGGAGTTCTAGTAGTATATAAACTTCTAATTAAAGTAGAAATTGGAAGTAACGAAGAATCTATAATTACACCTCCTAATGTATTGCCTCTAAAATTCTGAGTATTTTGAGAAAGAATTTCCTGTCATTTACGAGATAATGCACCAGTAAATGTATGATTTTCAGGATTAGCAGAAAGAGCTCCTGAGTTTATTAAAGATTGAACTTCTTCTGGTGTCATTTGATAAGGTTGTTCCATTCCATCTCTATAAAATCATACATCATTTACATCATATGGATTTCGAAAGATTGTTGCAGCTGTGGTGCCATTAGAACCTGGAATATTAATTTCATAGTATCCTTTTGCTCTTTCTGATCATTTAGTAACTGGATTAGTAATATCCTCATAATTTATAGAAACTCCTGATAATGGATCTAACTCCTCAGATTCTCCAGTGTTAATATTGTACTTTAATCTTTTAACTGCTTCAGGAGTTACAAATCCATATCTATCTCTAGCAGAATCTTTATCATAATATTCATATACTACTGAATTTGGATCATTGGGATCTTTTAATGTTCTAAACATCATTCCTCTATTATTATTTCTTAATCCAGGAAGAAAGAAAGAATCATTATAACTTGTAAAAGGATTAGAACTATTTCCCCAAACATCTATTCCATTAGTACCATATATATTATTCTTATTGCTATTTATCCACTGATCTAGGTTTCTATAAAATACTGAGTTATCATCTTCTGCAACACTCTTTGGGATTAATTTACCATCAAACCAAAATCATCCTTTTAAGGGATCAAATTGATGTTTATCTCTTAGAACTTCGTCATTTATGTATACTCGACTACTACCAAAAACTTGATCTCCATCTACATCTACTAAATTATATGACCCATCTGGATTTGTAATAACTTTTAAACCAGCAATAGAGTGAGTATTAGGATCAATGTTATCTCTGACTTCTTTTTCAGTAAGTCTAGAAGTTGATTGGTTAGTTGAAGAATTTTTATTAGTAGAATTACTATCTAAAAATATACCAATATCATCTAGAGCTAGCTTATCCTCTTCGGTTCATGTCCCATTTTCCACACGTTCTATTAAACTCTTAATACCTTCATCCCCTAAACGATTGTAAAGATCTATATAAGCTTGTTTATCAAGATTACCATAACCCTTAAATGTATCCTTATCAGTATAACTAGCAATATCTTTTAGGGCCTGAAGTCTTCTTCTAACTTGTAAATTATTAGCCCCTTGTATAAAAACTTTATTTCCATTAACTAATTCATAGTTCCCGTCCTTGTCTCTTTTATACTCGACATTTATAGTATTAGATCAATCATATACCGAATTACCAGGAGTAGGAGTAGTATAAGTAAATCCCTTTAAAGCATTAATTGCATTTCTAGATGCATTTTCCTTACCTCTTCACGAATTACCAAAAAACCTTCCTATTCTACTTCGACGATTCCCCAATCGATTATTTTGACTATTTGTAACATCAAATTGTACATTTCCATCTAATCTATCAGCATTAGAATCATAGGATAAATTTTCTCCATTCCTTAGAGCATCTGTAATTTTACTAAATTGATAGGCTGTTTCGTCGTCTAATGATTTACCATAGTTTGTCAGTTGATTTAAAAAATTATCATCAACTTCAAACTTATTTCCATCAATAGTAAAAGTACCATATCTTTTATTAGAAGTAGAACCACCTTTTTGATATTTAATTATCTGTGCCATTCTATCACACTTATATTATACTTAAAAAGGGGAATTGATCATCTACAATCCCCCTTTTATCTTTCAATGATCTACTTACGACATTTCTTGCGTTTTACAAGCTTACCACCCTTCTTGAAAACAGGCTCCGAATCAACAGGAGCTCCTATTGGTTCTTGTGCAGGAGCTTGTGCCTGCGAAAGTAACGAAAGGAATGCCTCACAAGCCTGTGCTAGCATATTACAGTCACCTGACTGTAATCCTTGAGCCATCATATTAGCAATTTCTACAAGTGGATCTTGCTGTGCTGCTGCTGGCTGTTGTGCAGCAGGTGCAGGAGCACTACCACCTTCCTGCATAAATTTAATTACCTTCATATAAATATTTACTTTATTTAATTAATAATTTTATAAATTCTTCTAGTTAACTCTTTCATTATCATATATTCATTTAATGCTCAAAGATAATACTTTAGTTTTTAATATCCAAATAAATTCCATAAAAATTACTTCTGTGATAAATTTTGTATAAATTGTTTGACATATTAAATATATATTATTATCTTTGTACTACAACCCAAGAATATAAAATAGAGTCTATTTCATTCTCTAAGGAGATGCTAGATTAAACATGAGATAATATAGGGTTAAAGAAGATAGTTATTATCTTCTTATGGAGAGTAGAATTATTCTATTCTCCTTTTTTATTTGGACCAGAAACGTATTCTGGTTTTCTCTTGTCTTGTTTTTCTAATATCTTAAACATATATTTACCTAATTTTTTGTAGGCATTTTCAGTTTTTTCTTTATTAGCTTTTTTAGCTTTTTTTATTAACTGCTTGGTTTCTAAGCGACTAACAATGCGTTCGCCTCCTACGAGATCCATCTGGGGTTTTCCATCAGAGTCAAGAATGTACATCTTATCAATCTCCTCCTCAGAAATATTATCATCTTCATCCTCAAAGTCTAATTCATCTCCTATTTGAATTCCAGAATTAGCATTAACTTCAAGAACATATACTAATTTTTCATCAGGATCTGCAATACACTCTATAACTTCATCTGATTTAGGCTCCCCGTATTCTACTGCAACTACTTCATCATCATCATTTATAAAGATAATATCAATAGGAAAATCCATATCTTTAGTATTAAATACTAGAGAATCTTGTGGATCACCAAAGTAATTAAACAACATACCCTCTGAATCCTCCATAGACTCTACATTGGAAAGTCCTTGGGTTTTTTCCTCTTCAGTTTCTGCAACTAAGACTTTATATTTCTTATCTGCTATTTCAATTATTGTTTCTTTCATAAATTAGGTTTAAATAAATAATTATCCCCAATAGAATAGGCTGCTCCATCTTGAACTAAGGATTTTCAAACACGTTTAGCAGCTTCACTGATTCCTTGTTCTCCAGCATTCTGTAAATATGAGCGAATTTGTAAATTTGGATACTTTTGTTGCATATTTAAATATGTAGCTTTTCCAAATCCTTTTCCTCTCCAATTACGACTCAACTCAGGATGAATATGTGACTGATTATTTCCTATAGTTTCTAAAGCAACTTTACCAATATTATTATTTTTCCCAGCAAATATATCAAAATAAGTGATATTATTATGTTGACTATTTTTTACAAAATGAAGTTTTGGATAAAATATTGGCTTATTAGTATTTATAGTAGCATTGATTGGAATATCACTTTTTAAAGGCTTTTGTTTAACTATAAATGGATATCCAGCTATGGCCCCTAATGCTATATTTAGGCCAAGTGTAGTTTTAGGGTGTGTTTCTTGGTAATTTTTAGTAAATAGGCCAGGACTATCTGGATCAAACATACTATATCCATTTCAAGCACTTCCTATTATTTTAGGTAAGTAATTTGCAATTATTCCAGGTAATCCTCCAGTTGAAGCTGCCATAAATTCGTTTAATCCTTCATACCCTCTTCTTTGTCTAGCCGCATCCTCTCCTACTTTTCCTAACAACTCTCTAGCTTCTTCATTTCCCCTATTTGCAGAAGATGTTAATGTAGAAATATAGTCTCTATATTTACTAGGATTAGCTTCTTTCAAATCGTTGATTCTTGTTTCTAAAGGTATAGTTGGTTTTGGAGGAGTATACAGCTCTGGATTTCTATTAATATTATCCAGAGCTGTAACAACTTGTGATCTTATATCTAATGGCATATTACTTTATACTTTTAATTAAACCACTCCTATCATCTGTATTCTTTAACAACTCAAAACAAACTAGTTTACCTGCTTCTATAGCTATATCATCTGAAGGATCCTTCTGATATTGGCTGTATAAAGATTCTAGTTGATCGGTAAATTCTTTTCTAAGAGTTCATTCATTCTTTTCAATCTCCGCAGTTTGAGTAACTCCTCCTTTTGAATGAGTTATTACTGGAATACCTTTTTTTGTAATTTGCCCTTCTAATTCTGGATTTACTTCCTCTAAATTGTGTTTTCTAGCATGTAAAGCTCCCTCTGGAATTAGGTTCATTTTACCTCCAAGTTGAAATTTCTGAGTATCTTGATTTTCTGTAGATTTGGTTGATCAGGAACTAATGATTTCTCTAGCACGATCTAATTCAGGAAATTTCATACCTCTCTTAGACAATAATAGTTTAGGCTCATATCCTGCATATCTATTTTGATTTTGAGATAAATAAGTATCCGCTGCAGAGTTTGATTTTCTTAGTTTAGCCTCATCCATAATACCTAATATTGTATTTTGAGTTTTTCTAGCTTCTTGTATTGCTTTATTTCCTTTTTTGGCGAATCCAAAATCAAACAATCCAGCCTTTTTCCCTGAGTACTTACTAATAGATTCCGAAACATCTGATTGTGAACCTCCATAACCTGACCCAAATTGGTCAGTCATGTCAGCTAATGAATCTACTCTCTTACCTCCAATGCCATTTAATAAATTTAAAGCGGCGCCAACAGCCATACCAACTGGACCAAAATTACTTGCCACTTTAGAAACGGTGCCAACAACTGCAGATCCAGTACCCTGAACTCTATCTTTAGTGCCTCCTATTAGATTTCCAATCATTCCTCCAGCAGCATTTGCCATACTTCCTATACCACTACTAGGAATTAATGAATTAACGGTGTTAGTTATACTATGAGCTGTCTCAGCCCCCTTACCAGTTTTTTCATCTCCTATTAATGATGCATTAATCCCACTAATTGCAGATCCTATTGCATTAAATGTTTCTCCATGTTCTGCATCAAGCATAGATAATTTCTGCCCAAAAGACGGTTTGTTAGCTGATTTTGAGAGTTTATTATTAACTTCTGTTTGTATCTTTTTATTTAAAGCTTTATCCTCTTTTACTGGTGCAACTTTATTTAGAGATTTAGTTGCAGATGTTAATTTAGATTCACTGATAACAGGACCTAAATCTGATTTTTTAACTATACTTTGAGTCCCTATAACATTTGGTATAGTTATTTTACCAGTTCCCTTTCCGTTGCCACCAAAAGCAGCATTAGAAAGGGAAACCCAGTTATTCAAATTATATTTAAGCATAACTTAATCTTAATAATGTTTGGATTGCATTTATAACTACTAGTTTATCACCAGTATACTTAATTCTAATTTTTAATCACTTGTCTCTAATTCTAGTAGACTTTAAGTCAGATTTTACTCCGTCTTTACGTTTAATTTTATAGTGAATTGGAGTAATAGTATTATATCACCTATCTTCCTTATATTCAATATTTCCTAAACGCCTTCCTACTCTCTTAATATTAAGAACAGGTTGATCTACCTTGATAAAATATTGATTTAACACAGGATCTCTATCAATAGATATATTATCACTAAATTCTTGGCTATATTCAGTCCCACTAAATTCTTTAGAATGTTTATCATTGTTATATTTATCTTCATCAAAAGATCCATCAGGATTTCAATAAGATTCCTTATCTACATGTTCTGATTGATAAATCCCAGCTTTATTAAAATCATAAACATCACCAACTAATTCAAATTCTAAACTATTTGGCTCTACATTATTAGATATTAAGACTAAATTATCAAATACCTTATGAATTCCTGCTGGATTATTTACTACAAACTCAAACTCAAATGGTTCTTGTTTGTCATATCATTTAGTTGGATGTATCTCATTATTTGGATTTTGATCGAAATAATTTATTTCATCAAATACACCCGCTCTACCATGCATATAGAATCCATTCTTAAGTAGTAGATCATATTCTTTAACTTTATCCTCCATCTTAGACTGAACTAAATAGTTATAGTCTCTAATTAATACTATAGATTCCTTAAATGAATTACTAGAAGATGATACTTTATTTTCATTAGTTTGACTTGAAATATTCTCAGAATTATCTATATATGTAGAAACTATTTTTGGAGTTACTTCAAAATCAATTTTTAAATATAATAATTTTGAAACTTCTTCAAAATCATTTATAGTTAATTCCAAGTTCCTTCCATTTTGGATTATACCAATTTTTTTCTGAAGTCTTTCTGGATCTATATCTCCAACTAAGTATTGAGAATATTCTATTTCAGATTCTGAACCATCTGGTTTGTAAGATCCATTAATAATTTTACATTTAATATCATATTCTGTTTTTGGAGAATCTGTGAACTCAACTATATGTTCAACTCCATTTGTATCTAAAATAGATGATGTAATAGATGTTATTCTTATTCCAAATTTCTCAAAGAAATCATAGCCTTTAATAACTATAGTTCTCTTGATATTATCATATTCTCATAGATTACCACAGGTTCTTCCAGAAATAAAGTTTTTATCAATATATTCAATCCTTCTATCAATTTCTTCTATTCTAGTAGAATTCTCTGGTAAATTTCCCTTCTCTAAACTCTCTTTTTCATTATTTAATTTATCAACCTCGTTTTCTTCTAATCTTTCCTCAATATGAGCTCCTGAATTTGTGTTAATATTATCATATATAATTCCATATAATGAAGCTCTCTGACGATCCAAAGTTAAGAAAATGTTATTAACATTGGCTGAAGATAAAGGAGTTCAACTATATTTAGTGATTCACTTCTCTAGACGTTCGTTATAGCATAAATCTCATACCTTATTTCCATTATAGAATGTAAACATTACATCACCTTTATAGTTATTGTAGTGAGTCTTTACATTCTTTAATGCTACTATAGGATACTTATCCTCTTCATTTAATATTATATTATCATTCAAGAATCTCTGAACTACCATATCAGATATTAGCCTAAATCCTTCTGCATTGTATTTCCAGATTTTTTTAGCGTAAGTGTCAACCCCATAAATTGCATTTGGTGTTCTAATAATTGATTCTTGTCAAATACTTCCATAATCTTGAGAAATAGGAGTAACTTGATTTTGTAAAACTCCTGCACCATACATGTGTATAGATTGACCTGTAGTAGTAGCTATAAGTGCTTTTTCATTAATAGGAATTAAGGCGCATCCATGTTCAAAGACACAGAATAAGTTAGTTCCATAAGATATTAGTTTTACAATAGCCCCATATTGTCTTTCTATATCTTTATAATCTAGCCCTTGAAATATTCTATACGCATTTCTAAAATCATCCTCTACTTGTACATTACTAAACATAATTCTAGTATCAAATACATCCTTTACATACGGTACATCAGGGGATGTAAAGTATTTTTTAGAAGGGACTGTTGTAGAATATCCTGCATTTAATAGAGTACTTTCAGGTATTTTACTAGACGGCGCTGTATTTATACCATGTAAAGGATAGAAGCCTCTTGGATTTCCCATTAATGCCATTTCATCAACATAAGATGTATCCTCAGATCGTAGCCCTAAATTATAATTTGAAAGACATTTATAAGTAACCCACATTCCAAGAGGCACAGTATTCACATCTGCTCTGTTTATCTCTTTTCAATCAGAGGTAGTAGTTTGATTATATCCTTTATACCCATTTTTCCAAGTTTCTGGATCAACTATTATATCATTAGTTGGAGTTTCAGAATCTATAAAATTCCTTATAATTCTAACTGTTACTGTATTTGTAAAACAATCCCCTCTAAATACAGTTGGAGTGAATTTTACTTCTTCTAAATAGTATTCCTCCGTAGATGTATTAACATATTTATTTTTATCAATAGTTAGTACATTCTCTTCAATCAACTCAACTTTATCTTGTGTCCTCTTATATAAATCGTAACGAGACTGTAACTTACTATCATTCAATTCGTATCTGGGACTAATTGCCATAAATGGAGAGAGATCATTACCTCTGATCTTAAAATACTCACTCATAAATGTAGAAGAATAATTTCCAGATTTTATATTATAGATACAACTTGGATCTAAAACTTTATTAGTTCCAATAAAAGGACAATAGATTCCTCTTACTATTTTATTATTATTTTGTTCATAATTTTTTGAACCTAAAAACCTAACATCTTTACAGTCCTCTGATGATCCTACTCTGGTTGAAAATCCATGGCTATCATAATATTTTAATGGTATATCAGTATCTATATATACACATTTGGCCTTAGTTGCATACTTTTTATCTGCGGATTCTTTAATAGTATTTATATAGTAATGACGTTTATTAGATAATGACGTTGATAACTTATCTTCACTATTCATGGTTTCATATGCTTTTTCTACAATAAACTCAGAATTATCAAACATAGATTGTAATTGATAGTTTACCATAGTGTCAACACTTAATAATCCACTACTTTGTATATTAGCTGTACTAATTAATCTACTACTATAATCAGTACTTAAACCTAAGCTAGAATCTATAAAGGATTCTGTAGTATATCCCTCTTCATCCTGTACTCCGTATATTAATGGTATATAAGATGTTCTGTCTACTCCTATTGAGAATCCTTGACATAAAATGTTTGGAATTCTTTTCTGACGTACAAAGAAGAATCCTTTTATATTAAGTTTTTTATTGTTTCTTAATTCATTAATTAATCCTGAATCGAATGTAAATTCAAATCCTAAAGGATGTACTCCTTTTGTTCCGCCTTTACTATAGATACTCTTATCTGGGAGTTTAAATACTCCTTTAGTATTAGATAGGTTTGTACCATCCGTATTAGGAATAAAAAATTCATCTTGTGAAATATGTTCATCCTTATTATATACACCTATATAATTTACTGTGTCCAAATCACTAAATTCACACCCTCTCAAGTTATAAACTGGACTTAATGAGTCATCATTAAAAATATACACTATTCCAAGTCTATATAATTCCGATGGTCAATATCCTAAATAATAATATATATTTAAAGGATGATAATACTCTGTTTTTGTAATTTCATCTTCAGAAATCTTAGTATAAGACCCAGGATTAATATAACCTATACTATCTTCTCTTTGAACTAATTTTACTCTTATATAATATGATAAATTCTGAAGAGTTGCATTATCCAATATAGTTTGCTGTATATTTCCTAGAAATAACATGTTTTGAACCTGAGCTTGTGTTTTAACCCCAGTACATATGTTATATTTAATGTTTAATTCTTCTTCATTTATAGATGTAATCTCCTCGAACCCATTAATAGTTATAGTCTGACTTGTGCCTTTAATTTCACATGGCTTAGTAATAAAGTATGTCTCATCTTTAATTACTCCATTTAAATCAGAATATTCTCTTTTGCAGTAAATGAATATCTTATTAAAAGAAACATCAATGTTAGTTAACATCAAAGTTATAGACTTATCTGTTCTCTCATCCTCTAATGTTCCTGATATAGTGTTAATTTCATGTAATGATCCTTTAAATATTGAAATCATACCAGATTCAGCTACAATATCTGTCTTATTGTAATCATTATCTGCTAATTTAATATAAAAAGTATAATTACCTCCTTTTAATTGTCCAGAATAAGATACATTTACAAGATCTATTTTTGGAATCTTATTTATATTTCTAAATAATCTAGTTTGAGTGTCTATCTTACCTTCTCTATAGATATTTGTCTGCTCTGTTTGATTTCTAACTATTCTCCTATAGCGATTATCCTCTATTGTTGTATAAGTAGTATTTACTATTCTAGGAGGGTTTTTATCATCATTAATTATTAGATTAACAGTTCCATCATATGATGGTTGGCATTCAATACTTACTGGATTATTTAGATCTAATGAAATTTCATCAGTAACAAAATCTTGAAGACTACCATCTTCTGTTAGTTTGTTATGAAGTGGGTTATATTCATGAGTAATATCTCCCTCACTATAAAATTTTTTTGCCGTAAGATTTAATTTCATTATGTTATGTCTGTTGTTATACTCTTGTAAGTCTCTTTAAATTCCTGAGTAACTTGCATTAAAGAATCAATATTACTGCCCATTGTTTCAGGTGGTTCTAAAATAGTTATTCTATCCGATTCATTTATTATAGATATAGTTGGAAGTATAGAGTTACCAATAGTTCCACCTCTCATTGCAGGAGCGACATCACCACCTATATCATCTGTAGTAAAATCTTTATTGCAAATTATATCATTATAAATATTATTATTGTTACTAGACGCATTATGTACTTTTAACATTGCAGTTAATGCGTGAGCAAAATTATACAATGGATTATCTTGTGTGGTTGGTAAATCACATAATAATGAACTTGGGTCGACATTACTATATTCTAATATTTTATTTCTTGACTCGTCAATAAAATTAAATAAACTTTGATAATTAAAGTTTATATTGTTTATACTATCTAAAGTATATCATTCTATATCTTCAACTTTTACACTATTAGATTTAACAATTTTTTGGTCTGTTATTCTTCCTAAATTTTTTAAGTTTACATTAGAGTACTTTCCTGATTCTTCAAAATCAATATCAATTTTAGCATCTAATAAAGAGACTCTATTATATTGAATATCAACAACTCTATCTTCTCTATTAAATTCTAGAAAAACATCATTTATAGAAGTAGATAAATTAGATATAGATTCTGTTAACAAATATACATTTTTAGTCTTTAGATTCTTTAGAGAATATATATGTAGACTAACTGCTAATAATATTGATGCAATATAATTATTATTAAATCATGTTTTTCCAATGGTGTTTAAAGTAGTATATGTTGAACTGGAGTTATCTACGTCTCCGCCGTTTATATACTTCCCCTTTCCGACACTACCACTATCTGGAGTTACTAGCTGTAATAAAGCTACTCCAAAACTTTTTATATTCTCTGAGTAATAGAGAACTCCTATTCCACAGCTGATTCAATTTGTATCTTCTACTACAGTACAATCTGGAAATCTTCAGCCAAAACCCACACCAGCAGAACCATCATAATTTCCATGAAGCCTAAATAGTATAGGAACAAATAAAGGTAAATGTGCTCCTTGAAGTTTTTTAGTCATAATAGGAAGTAATGTACGCCAATCTTCTTTTCCTGGTCCACTACTACTTGACTCTCATACCCATTCCACACTGTTACTAGTTGCATCATTTTTTGTAAATCTAAAAGTTGGAGTTACTTTATTTTCTTTGTTGACATCATATTCAAATAATGATGCTGATCCTTCAGATCATGCTCCATCATATAAACCACCTTTAGTTGAAAAGTTAATAATGGCCAAGGAGCATCTAAGAGTCTCATTATACTTAGAAAAAGCTATACCTAACTTTGCTGTATTTTCACTATATTTCCCAATAGTAGAATATTCTTTAAGCTTTTTTCACCCATCTAAATTACTTTCTTTATTTGTAGGTTCTTTGGGTATCCACCTTACGGCATTATCTTCATTACCTATGTTATTAAAAGAATAGAAATATCAGGGTATACTTTCAAGTAAATACTGACGATTAGCAGTTACGACAGGAATTTTACCTTCTCAGTCTATTAGAACTCCATCAGCTACTAAATTCTTTATACTAATATTGTCTTCAGATCATGAATTATCAAAAACTATTAGCTCTGAGTTATTATCTCCTTGGGTAGTATTGTATACAAGTTTATTATTTGTTATCTTAGTATTATAAGATATATCAGACCATATACTATCTCCAGTATCTAGATCACATTCTATAGTTCCTTTATTTAGTTTACCTTTAATTGTTTTTCTTTTTAAATAACCACTATATTTTTTAGCTGGATTATTTTCCGTTGTTTGTATATCATTAATATTTTTATTTTCAAATAATGTATCTTCATCAGGCTGTAAACAAAAATCATCAAATATACTTTTTATTGAATTTTCAAAGAAATATCCTCTGTCTTCTTCATACTCTTCCGTAGTGGAGGAGAATGTTGAACTTCCAACTTGTAAATGCTCTATTAATCCTTCAATTCACTCATCTCCTGAAATAAGTTGGTATTGATTATACCTATTATAAAAACTATTCATTAATTCAGAAGTAATGAGAATCTGTTCTCTTATAAGTATATCTGAGGATTCTATTGATAATATATAAATATTTTCCTTTTTAAAGTTATCATCAAATTCCAGAGATATAAGATTTTGTCCTCATAAATTTAAATCTTTATCGTAATCTAATACACAAGTTCCTTTTTTGAATCCGTTCTTAGTATCATTTGCCTCTACTGAGTATATTTTTAATTTAATACTATCAAGTGAAGATAAATTATTAACAGAAGTAAAAATACTCATATTAATATTTACTTGAGAATCATTAATTAAATACTTATAAGTATCAAATATTTGTATATCAGTCGATTCTAGCAGATCATCAATATCAATAACATACTCAACTGTATACTGGTCAAAAATATAACCAAGATTTTCACTATTTTTTATATCTTGTATATATGGAATAGCTTTGATTACAATTTGTTTTAATTTAGAATATTCAACTTCTTTATTAGATGAATTTACTTCTTGATAATTCTCATTACATTCTTCTAATAATGGAATACACTCCCCAGATTTTCCATCTAACCCTATAATAGTTAAATTATCATACTCAGTTTTTTTTAGATTATGAACATCTATAAGGTTTCAATAATTATCATTAATAGTTGAGTCTTCATATATAAGCTTATATCCAACTATATTACTATAAACAGTACTAATTCTATCTGCTACATCTTTATTATATATTTGAGTCTGTGTTTGAATAGAGAAAGATACACAACCACTAGATTTTTTCTTCTTTTGATCATTTATGATTAAATGAGGATAGTCTAGATCTGTTATATATAAATTAAAATAGTCTATGTTATATAACTCAGGTTTTGCACATATTCATCCTGGACAAGACCATGTTACATTTGACATACTTGAAGAATCTGTATAAGGAATATTCTTTTCTTCAACACTATTAGTTATATCATATAGTTTTTTATCCTCATTTAACGAATAGTACTTTCTAAATTGAAATTTTCAAGTACTACTCTCGTCTCCATTTTTTTCTAATCAGTATTTATCTCCAGGATTAAGATACAAATCTTGCATCTTTTCGGGATTCATTAATATAACAAGAGTTTGTAACTCCGATAACTTTGTATATTTTGGTATACTATCTGGTATTTCATCATTAAATAGGGCATTAAGATCACTAACATCTAAAGGTTTCATTTCAATCCCTAAGTAATCTTGCTCGTTTTTTTTGTCATCACTATTATCAAACAATGTTTGAGGGGAAGGATATGAACCAATCTGACATAATTTATCAATAGGATTATAGGAAACAATATAAATAATCCCCCCATATTCCTTAACCCCTACTGGTATATAATCTGAAGGTAATTTAGCTTTTTCAAGCTTATAATTACCCATATCGTTTTGTAATATAAATTCATTTCCATTATAAGTAATAACTGTGCCATTGATACAGTCAGTCAAAATATTATTGGGGGTAGTTAATGGATGTAAATCTGTATTAAGTCCTTCTGTGAAAACATTAATTTGTGCTTGTTTTGTATCCATAATTGTTTATATTGTAACAATCTTACCTTTAACATCTCTATCTGCAAAATGTTTAAAGTTTCTTGTTGTTATTGTTTCTTCTGTAAATAACCATCCTACATCAATAGGATAATATAGTATAAAAAAGTGTTTCTTTGATTTATCTAGGAAACATTCTTCTTTTATTTTATACAATTTCAGATTAGTAAATTTGATTTTATTACGCCTTTTTGAGGTTATCTGAGATTGATAAAACTCCCATTCTGCTTCACTAAGACCAAAATAGTATATCCCATTATATTCTTCTTGAATATACTTATACTCTAATCGTAGTTTTATTCTAGTTTTAATATTATTATATAGTGCTCGTTTATGATTATCTATAAACATCTTACCACAATAAGCAGTGTAATCTTTATTATGTATTTGGAGGTCAGCTCCTTTTTTATTTAATGTGTAAAAAGTATGAAATCCATGTTCTAAAACTCTTTTAAGCTCATATCTAGAAATATGTGGATATTTATTTTCTAATATATCTAAGTAATCATCAAGTTCTTTAATCATACTAATAATATTGTTTAGCCTCGTTCGTGTGTTTCTCAATTAGTTTTTTGAGTTCTTTGTTTACATATATAGGTTTTTCTTTAGTATCAACTGTTCTAGTACTATACTTGTACACTAATTCATTACCTGTAAACTGAGAAAGTACATAGTCTATATTTTTAAACTTTCCATATTTATAGAGTTTCTTAAACTCTTCATCAGAAAATTGCTTCATATAAATTTCAGCATAATTACCATACTTAAGAGGCAATACAAAGGTAACATTATTCTCAATAATATCCAATAATATCTCATAAAAACAATCTTTAAAAATCTTTGCAGCAAGTTGCTTTGGATTTTTATATCTATTTTTTACTCATCTGCCCTTTAATAATTTTTTATTTAATCCTGTATAAATTTCTTCTACAGAAAATGCATGCTTAAACATTCCATAATTCATACTTTTGTTTGCTTTATAATATAGGAGAGAATTTTTTCCCATACATTTTACGATCTCATCTAGTTTTTACATCTAATACATTATTTATATCATTCTGAGATAAATGTGCAGGAATTCTTGCAGAATTACATAAACGTAACCAATCATTCTTAACAGCCGCTGCTAATTGAAATAAATTTCCATCCTTCTGAATTAAACTTTTCTTATATATATCTATATAAGCACAATATGCAGCTAATGCTTGTACTTCTTTGTCTGTAAGATACGGTAGTCCATCCTCATCAACAATAATACCATGGTAGAGGATTGTAACATTTGCATAGTCTTGATCAAATACTAAACAATCCCCTTCTTGTCGATACTTAAGTAATACTCCACTATTATAAAAAACACTTTTATCTCGTTTTCAAGATTCAATATACTCCTCAACCCATTGATTATAAACATTAGGGTATACACTGTAATCGTTAGTAGTTTGAGCATCCATACGCCTTCCAAATACAGCTTCAATAAATTCTACATTACATGGTAACTTAATTTTTCTATCTTGTGTATGAGTAGTATATTTATATAAATTAGTTTGCCTATTTCCAATTAATTCTCATCCATTTAAGCAAATATCCTCAAAATTTGTAGTATCTATTGATGTGCCATATAAAATATATGCTTGAGAATATACTGATTTAAAATTATTTCTGTTCATAGTTATCGTGGTTGTTGATCATTAGGGGTAACGGGACTTGCAAGTTGACGGAACCATCTTACATATTTCTCAGTCATTCTACGTATAATTTCATTACTTAAGATTCCACAATCTAGGTACGTATTAGGATCTTCAGAGCAGCAATCTCACTCTAATAACTTTCTAGGATCTTGAAATAAAGCTATAATAGAAATATATTTAACAAAAGGAACATTAAATATATATCCATCCATATTACCATTGGAATTAATTGCAGTGTCTACATACACATAGGGACTTTGAGCTCCTCTCCTACGGTGCTTATGAAATCTATAAGACTCATCTGTATAAACGTTATACTTTGTATTTCTATCAATACTACCTATAAACCTAATTGTATCAACTCCTTTAATATAGATAATAGGTGGTATTTCAAAATGTAAAGCTTTTTCTCCAATTTGAAGCTCACAGCACTTAGACATATAATCACAATTAACTTCTACACAATTAATTGCAAGAAATAATTCATCTAATGTTAAAACTCCTTTTAACAAATACTCTCTCATAACTTGATTGCGCTCTGCAACAACTTCATCTTCTAATTGTTCTATAGAAATTTTAGGATTTGAAGTTATGCCTGTTAATCCTCCAACAACAGAGTTATAAACTGCACTAGATATTTGTTGTAGTGTCATAATATACATATATAAAATTAAGCGGGACGGGATTAACTCCCACCCCGCTATCTGTATTGATATTATATTTTTACAGTAAAAGTTTTATATGACTTATATATATATCCTTCATTAGATCTATATAAAGTTTCTACTGTATACTTATCTCCTATTTGAGGTGTATAACCAGGTTTTGCTTCAACTCCTCCATATTTATCAATAATATAGTTTCTATTATCTGTAATCCTGTACTTAAAAATAGCATCTGCTTTAAGGCTAGGATCATCTATAGTAGCTGAAACAACGAACTTAGACATAATTAAGCTTTAGCTTGAAATTTGGCGTCAGCTTCTGATTGACTATAAGTTTCGCTCTTCTGATATACTTCTGATTTTGTATATACATCAGCAGCATTGGCTTTAGCAGCAATAGAAGAATCCTGTTCAGTATTCTTTTCTGTATTAGCCTGAACTTTTTCAGCTAATTTTGTATCAGCATCACTATTTGCCTTAATTGCAGCTGCATTTGCTAAATCTTGTGATGAAGCATAAGCATCAGGAAGAATAGTAATTTCATGCTGGCCATCATTTCTACCAATAGGTTCAAAGTCATCATCTACAAAACCAATCCCCTTAAATAGCTTCTTAAAATTTTCTACTAAAGTAGAAGCTACAAAGAAAGTATGTAATGTTGTTGAGTGATTTGTTTGACCTGCAACTGATAAACCTCCAAAATGAATTCCACGAGGAACACAATAGGCAAAGCTAAACTGAGTATACTTAACACCTGGAACAGGCATTTCTGGAGCAGAAGGTGAAGTAAAACGAAGATTTGCATAAGTTGGGAGGCGTAGATTATGAAGAAGGTATTCATAGGTACCAAATTCAACATTGTTTGGAGTATATGTAACATAACTATTACCTTTCTTAAGAGCACCTGTAGACACATTAACAATTTCTACAGGCTCTTCAGAACCATTACCACAACGATCCTCACATTCATAACGACTAATAACAACCTTCCGTACTTTTTGATAAGAATCTGACCCTTTAATTACAACACTATTGTCTCCTTTATTATAACTTACTTCTACAAATCTATATTCAACAGGGATTGCTGTCTCAATTGCCTCTGCAATTACTGCTGCTGCGCTTTGGCGATCTTCAGGCAATATTACATCAATAAGAATAGGTTTACGGAAATACCATAATGCAGATCCATAATCTCCACGATAATCATTATCAAGACCCAACTCTATAAGAATCTGAATATGTTGACCTAAAAGCTCGTTATCAGCAGGATGAATTGATAATGTAAAGTTTACAGGATCAATAGGATCAGTTTCATAAATCTTGTGATCTACAATATACTTAGCAAAATACTCACCTCCATCATGAAAGCGTACTTTCTTATCAATTGCAGGTTTATCAAGACCTTTATCTGTACCTTCTACAACCTTAACATTAACATTATCAAGACTGTTAAGTACTACTTCTTTTTGAAAATTCCACATATTTTTCTAAATTTTAAATTAATAATTATTTACTTCCAGGTACAGCTATAGTCTGATTAATAGGAATATTTGTTTGTAATCTTGGATCACTTGCATTTTCTAAAAATAACCTAACATAAATGTTGATTATTTCGTAACACACATAATCAGGAAATTCCAAAATTGGTGTATCATCGATTATAGCTAATATCTGGTCTTGTGTCATTGAGTAATACTTTGGAGATTTTAAATAAGTAACATATAACTTATTTAATGTTCATTGAGAATCTCCACTATGTATCTCAATTTTTACAATAGACTGGTTTACAACTCTACTTTCATTAGGCTTTAATGCGTAGAAACGATACTCATTTTCTCCAATAAATTCTGGATTGTATCCAAATTCTGCATCCATGTTTGGATTTGTTGGAGTTTGACTCTCAGTATTATGATTAATAATATAATAATAAGGTTTTTTATGAGAAGGTCTCATATAATAATTATTAATAATACCAGGGTACATATCTGCTGTTAATCTTTGACATGGAGAGGTAATAGTTTTTAAACTACTGTTCTCACATCTAGATTTTGAATCACTGCCAACAAATTCTGCCATACAATTAAGCAAATGTACATAATCTTTTGGTAATTCTAACTCTCAAATTGTATCATTAAATTCTTGCTTTGGAGTAACTTCTCCAACTGTTATAGTAGCAGTAGTTTGTAAAAACCCAATATCATCAGAACTTTGTTGATTATACTCAGCCCTATTGTAGACACTATTTACATATTGTTGAATAGCTTTATTAAACAAGTATATAAAATCTTCTAATAAAATAGAAGGAGCTTTTAACTTGTTGCATTCTACTAAAGCGAATTCGTAAACGTTCCTAAGTGTCATTCTACTTGTTTAATAAAATTATATAATATTCTATTTTGTTTTTTCTTTTGCGGTCCTTTTTACTACCATATCAGGGAAAGTAAGATTCTTAATTGAATCATAAATATTCTGATTCTCTGGATTTTTTAAGTACATGATAATAGCTTCATCTGTTGCTCCTAACATAGTTTCACTAAACATCCAAATTCCACTCTGATTGGTAATAATGTTTTTATCTTTTGCATCGATGATTAGAAGTTTCAGTGCTTGATCCGACCCAGTATATAGGTCAATAATTTCTTGAGGATTCTTTTGTGCACGGCTGTATAAATAATCTTGTACATCAGTATCAGGTGCATTTCTCATAGCTTTACCTAAAAGTTTACACTTAGTGATGCGCCCTGCAGGAGAATCATTCTCAATAAATACAAATGCTTTTGTAACAAGCTGAATACGTGAAACTCTTCTCTTTGAAACTTCTCCCTCTCGTTCAACATAAAAATCTGCTCGACCGTATCTTTCCTGTGTGCCATCAATAAGATAATTGCCATATTTATCTTTAGCTGTTCTTTCTGGTGCAATTACAGGATTTGTTTCAATACATTTCCAAAGGTTACGTTCATATGGGTCATCTAGGTTAAAAGTACGCCCACTATATATCTCAATAAGTTCATCCTCTGGAATGAAATAATCTCTTTCAGGATCATTAAGTTCATCAGGACTTAAAACCATTTCACTATCTCCATGTTCATTATATCTAACTTTCTTTACAAAAGGAAAGTTCGTTCCGTTCTTTTGTTTCATAGGTTGAAGATAATACTTCTTCTCCCTCCCATATACATTCTTAAGAGTTATTTTATTCATTATTTTTTTTTGTCTTTGAAATAAATTTTTATCTAAAAAGTTTTAGAAGTACTCCCTAATTTAGGGAGTACTCTAAAATTAATATATCTTTTATATTACTTGTAATATCAAATATTAAACTTCTTCGAGGATTGCAGAACGATAGGGATTCATCACACCTACTCCATGATAGCCCCAGTTAACAATCTTGGCTCCAGCAACTGGACTCGAAACTTCACCAGACTCAAGGCCGCTTTTTCCACCTACGCCTCTAATAACATTGTGGATAATATCTCCACCACGGAAAGTAAACATCATAATACCAGGAGTACCATTTGAATCTGTAGTCAGGTCAAGGAATATACCATAAGCCTTCTTAGGGAACTCTAGGTCTAATGACCGATCAAGACGGAAAATCATCTTATTCTTAACTTTAATTATTTCTAATTAAACCAGACTATATCATTATCTTTGTTAAATATATTTAAATTTAAATCCTTTATGACTGCGTATTATATTTTTTAACACTCTGTTAATCTGAGAACTACTTAAATTATTTTCCATAGCACACTCTTTTATTGAAGAATAATTCTTAGTAATTTTACCATCAAGACTTATCATTACTATTGGGGTGCTATTGTTTTTAATACTATTTGTATAATAGCTATTTATATCAGAATCATCTTTGTTATAAACTCTTCATTGAAACCCACCAGCTAAACACTTTTTACTAATAGCCTGCTTGATCGTATTAATTTGTAGTTCTTGTTCAGCTTCTGTAATACTATTATAGTGTCTTATAAATTTACCACTAATAGTGTATTGAGCTACTTGAACTTTATTGCTATGATAAGTAAATTCTTTTTTATAGCTTCAAAAGAAGTTGTATGCTGAAGATGAGTATCCCAAACAATTATTTCTAATACTCTTTATAATAGTATAAAGATCAGAATTAGTTACTAAACTTAAAGCCGCTTCATTTATACTTTTATACGATTGTAAAAACTCCCCATCTAAAGAATATTTATATACTCTTTTTTGTTCAATATTACAACCACCTTCTCCTCCAACTTTTGAATTATATACATTCTTACTTCGTAATAATGTAGTATTTACAAGCTGAGCTTCTAAATCATACGCTTGTTTTTTACCCTCATCTGTGTCTGGAAATATCTGTATAATAGTTCTTCTAAAGTTATCATACCCATATTTTTTAACAGCTGTGTGTAATGGATATTTTTTTATAGCATTTGACTGCCTATAAATACCGCAGCCAATATACCCATCAAAAATATCAGGATTTGTTCTGTGTACACCAAAGTATAATTTTCCATTACAAAGGTTAACAGTAACATATACAATATATTTTAATTCCATAAGATAATTATTATTTCGGTTAATATTAACCTACGCCTATTAAATAGGACTTACTAGTCGTTGAACGTTCTCCATGTATTATACTTACTAAGGAGCTTCGCTGCTGATTGTCCAATTTCTATAATTTTTAAACTTTCAAGTTTATATTTCCATATTACTTTGTAGTTTATAGAACTATAAGGAGTTTCCAGCAATTAAATAATTTTATTTATACAGCCTCTAAGCTGCAGCGGGCAATAAGATAGATTTACCCGCAAATTCATATGATTGATAAGTTGCTCCAAGGTCAACATAATCCTTAGCACCTTGTGACCATACGAAACAACCAGTAGTTTTCCAGTCACGAATCCATGTAGCCATTGTTCTCTGGACAGATTGCCACATTTTAGTGTTACAAATAAATACCCAAGAATTGCCTGTGGGCTCATCTGATTTAGTAGCCATTTCATTCATAGCACCTTCAAAGATACGTGTAGTTAATTTATTAAATACATACTTCGTTGCAAAGCGTTCAATTTGAGGAATTATCATTTTTGTTATCGTAGATGAGTTTACCATCTACTTCATATACTTGATTTCGTATATGATCAGACTATATCTTCACCCTATAAAATAGGGGACTCCCACTCGTGGAAATATAATTATTCTCCTATATTTAAAATCTTATAAGCAAACTGAGGAAGTATATATGGTCTAATTAAATCACAGAATTTTCTTCCTTCTTTAGTTTTACATTTAAGATAATATTTTACTGAATTATCTTTCATAATTCTTTTTATAGGATAAAACTTAATATCATAGGTTTCGTAGAAGTAATCAATTATATTTTGTGTATCCTCTTCGTTTGTATAAGTATAAAAATGAAACGAATGTGACATTATTTTTCCTGTCTCTTTTCTTCTACATATAGCGTGACTACCATCATCCATTCATCATAAAGCTATTGCTTCTGCATTTAACTTATTTAATAGCTTTCTAGAAAATACTTTTTGTTTATTTTTATATATTCAATTATATAATACTCTAAAGTATTTATGTCCTTTAGATATTTTATATGTATTTTTAGTTAAGTTATGATAAATATTTGGTAATTTACAGTTTAGTAATTTAGAAATTAATTCTGCTTTATATTCTAAATAGAACTTCTGTTTTTCTCCATGTTCAATTTCTAGAGATACACCTGAATTAGTATTTAGATATCCATCACCTAATATTAAACCTATTAATATTGATTTTTTTTGCTTATCCATACAATGATGATATTTTATTTAATTATATTTCTAGTCGTTACACCTTCTCTTTTTCAAGAGCTTGGCTCGGTATTCCCATCTCAGGGTTCACCGAATTAAAGAGTTTATTTCCATGCTCATTACTAAGCATAGGGGCAAATTCTCTTACCCTCAGTAGTGACAATAGGACGACCAATTTCATCAGAAATAGTAGTCTTACCATTTACATCAAAGTTACCTTTGGAGAATAAAAGCTTGTTATTACGAGCAGCCATATAGCTATCAAGACAAACTTTTTCTGCACCAGAAAGCTTGTAAGTAAAATCTTTGTCCTTTGTTGCAATATTGATAAACTGATCTTCCAAAGCCATATATTTAGCTGAATAATCAATATCACAACGAGTTGTGCCAATCATAGTACGATGCTTTTCAATATTTGACTGATATTTTGTAAACCCAGTTTCATGAAGTTCTGGCATATGATTGGTGATAAAACGAGTGTCAGTACCTACAATACTATCTACATCAAGTACTTCCTTATAGTCATTATCAATAACACGGCATACATATTCTACAACCGCATCAGAACGACGTACTGGAGACAGCATAACCATACATTGCTGGCGAGTCTCTTCAATTACAAATACGTCATACATCTCGTAGTAACGCTCTGGGAAATGAAAAATAACCTCAGAACCATTAGAACCATCCCCTTCAACTGCAAGAATAGGAATTCTTTTAACAAAATTAACATCAATTTCCCATTCAAGTAAGAATGAATTAAGAGACTGAAATTTACTAGGCTTGCCCTTTTCCATTGTATAAACATTCATCAGTGCTTCAGTAAGACTTGTTGCAGTATATTGTTTATACAAATTAGATACAATACCTAGACGCTCAGGTTTATCACCTAGCCACTTATGAAAGTCTTCATAAGTTCTTGTTGAACCCATCTGAGCATGGGAAGAACTAAAACTTGTAATTCTCATATTTATTTAATTTTTAAGTTTATAATAAATCTTCACCATATTCTGTCTCTGCAGATTTATGGTGATTAGTAAAATTATCTTTTGACTTATTTTTATCTAAAGAGACAACAGTAGTCTGCGGCTTATTATCTACAGATTTTCTTGTATTTTTAAGCTGAGATTTCCAATAATTAGTAATATCTGAAATAGCTTCCTTTCCATAAAGTGCAAACCATGCAAGTTCTACTAATGTCTTTGGGTCATTTAAATCTTTAAAGAATTGTGTTGCACCGTTCTCGTCTTGATTTAAAATATACTTATAAATCTCTTCCTTCTCAGACTCTTCTATTTGCAGACTATCTGACTTGTTATCTTTATAATCCATAGGAATAGAATTAAAGTCATTTAGTTGACTTTCAAGAGACGTTTTAAAATTATTAAATTGTTCCTCTTGTTCTTTTATTCTTTCTTTAGCTGTTTCTTCTTCTTGTGCTTTATATTGTTTACGAATTATATCAACCTTTTTCTTAAATAGTTCCTCATTCTCTTTAGCAATCTCCAAATCAGTTTTGATGTCATCTTCACTCATATCGCTGAATTTTGATTTTAAATCAGCAATATATAGTTCATCATCTGAATATTCATCTACACTGTATTGTTTTTCAATTGGACCATTTTCTTTAATATAATCTTCTACTGCTTTTTGAGAATAATAAGTAATTACATCCTGTATTGTTGCATTATTTGCACGCAAATAATTAATTACTTCTATTTCATCTTTGCTAAGATTTGGGGAAGTAAGTTCTTTAAGAATATTTATTTTTTCCTCTGAGTCTAAACTATCAAAATCTACTTCTTCTGTAGTACCATCATCGTTTTCATAAGTTACTTTACCATCTTTAAGACCATACTCACTTAGAAAGGATGCCAGAAAGTCACTGTTGTTTTTAGTTTCTATATTTTTATCTTGATCCGATTCTTTAGGCTCTACTGGATCTGAATCACTACTTGAGTGACTAAGAAGATTTTCTCCTCCTATAGTATCTGCAGTAACTGGACTATCATTTTCAGGACTTGGAACTGAATTATCCTCTCCTGTTAATAGCCCGTCAAAGCTACCTACATTAAATTCAAAATGATTTGACATATTTTCTTATTTTTTCTTATTAATTGATTATTAATCTGTTTTGATATTTGTGGCAAATATAATATATTAATTCTTAATTTCCAAACACTTTATTAAATATTTTCTTTTATAATACATTTTTCTGGTATTTGAAATTTACCCTCAGCGTCAATTGTGGCTTGATATTCTCCGCTTCCTATAGTAGCTGTTCCATCTGCATGAATTTTGATATGCCCAATGTTTAGATTACCTTTAGTATCTATTGTATAGTTTCCTATAGATATAGTACCATCATTATTTAAAACAATTGGGCCGATAGTAGCAGTTTTATCTGATTTAAATTGATAAGTTTCAGCACTTAAAATAGCTTCATTGGAATTAATATTTATCCACGGAGAGTAACTTATCTTACCGTCCACATCTTCTTTTTTAACCTTTCCAATAGCAGCCTCACCATTTGTAGTAAATTTATATGTAGAACTTGATAATACTCCATTGGTAGAATATTTATCGTTCTCATTACCAACAGTAATATATATCCATGGAGAGTAATTAACTTGCTCTTTTTCTGACCCATCTTCTTCAGTAGTAGTTACTGTCTCTCCTGAGAGCCCTAATATTGAAGGAGTAAACATTTCACTGGATAATTGAATGTAAATATCTCCGTTAGATGTTTTTTTAACAATAGAAGTTCTAGTACTATTACTACTAAATGTATTAGTAACTAAAGAACTTGTCATCAACTCTCCTCTTGATAAATCAAAATACGTCGTTCCAGATTTATTTACTATTTTATCTACTACTAATGTTGGAAAAGACCAATTACCTTCAATCCTCTCATTAGAAGCCTTTTTAGTATAATCATGGGATGAATATCCAGATAAATATTCTGCATTTAGATTTTCTACTAAAGCATTAGAGTTAATAACTAATGGAGATTGAAAAGCATCTTCTAATTGTATATTAATAGGAGATTTAAAATCACTAACAGCTGAAGATGGAAGTTTAGTATAAGAATTATTAGAAGCTTGATAAAAACTACCAGAAGAGCTGTCTACAACAAGAGTTCCATCACCAGGATATTCTCCACTATATGTTTCAAGATTGTCAACTATTAATACTCCCTTTATATTGGAATTATTAGAGGTGTTAGACTTTTCTGAAGAATTAGGATTGTCTGTATCTCTAAAGTTTATCGGATAAAATCTATCTTTTACTTGAACATAAACTCTACCAGATGTCTGTAGAATCAAGTCTTTACCTTTATCTCCAACTTTAGAATTATTAGATAATGTTCCCATTAGTCTTTTAATATTTTCTCAACAAAATCTAGGATATTATCTGTAATTAACCCAGACTTATCTAGTTTATCAATAAGTGACTTTAACAAGTTAATCTCACTGTCTGTAAATTCTACTTCAATTGAAGGAGCTTCCGAAGATCATGTAATCCTACCATCTTCATTTTTGATATTAAGATCTTCAAGTTCTTCACTAGAAAAGTCAATTTTTTTACGAATATTTCTTTTTGAAATCATCTCAATTACAGAACCTTGTTCTGGTAGATTCATAAGTAGCATTAATCTAGTTGCTACATTTAAATTAAATTTACATGTGTCTTTACTCATATTAATTCTTATTTAAGTTAGATAATGATACAAAATTATATAATATTTAATAAATAACCAAATTTTTATATAAATATTACGTATAAATAAAAAAATGCCACATTTCTGTGGCATTATCTAACTTTTTATTTTTTATTATCTATCTCTCTAAATTCTATGACTAGCTTTTTTCGACAGTTATCACATAAGAATCGTTTAGCTACTTTAAACATAGCTTGCCCTATCTCGCCAGTTAAATATTGAAATTCTTCTCCTTGTGGGTGTATTCTTAGAGCAGAACATATGTGCATAGCTAAATGTCCTTTTTCATGATCAAAAGTATTTTGAAATTCTTCAGCAGATGTTGTTAATCCGATAACAACCACAGAACACCTATGTTTAAAATTTGAGTAAGTAATTCCTGTATTATATTGCCCACTTCTTAACAAATCTTCTGCTTTTACAAGCTCTGATCAACTACACCCGATTGATTCTAACTCTTCTAAAATTTCATCTGCATAATAAGTATCTACTGCATAATATACAGTTACATGCCAGTCTCAATCTTCTAAATAAATATTCTGTACTATCATACTAAATCATATCTTCTCACATTATTGGAGTGCCCTTTCCAATGCAATCTGCGTAAAATCGAGTCATTGGTAATCCATCATATCCATCAGGATCATCAATATAATCTTTTACATAAAGTAATAAACAACGTTCGTCTATAATTGATGATCCTAAATAGTCAGATTTACCCATGTGATATACAAACATTACATCATATCCAACACAGTTATCAACTGTTATTCCATAGTTTTTAAACTGTTGTTTAATTTCTTCTTTTGGAGTAATTGAAATATGTTCTTTCTTTCCATCAGAATTAAGTTTTCACATGTTAGATATAGCTCACTCACAAAGTTTCTTATTAAAATGTCATCCATTTTGTGATAAATACTCTTCCATACCTGATGGCATTTTGTCTCTTATATCTAGTCTATTTCTATTCATAACTACCGACCTCCACGATAACTAGAACGATACGAAGATCTATAACCTGATCGTTCTCCCATCATTTCTTCCATAGCTTTGTCATATCCGTCCTCGTAGCCACATTCGTATGCCTCTTTTTCAATCTTCTCGATCTTCTCTGATCTATCACGCATACCCATTCGATAATCCATTTCTCTATCGCGGCCTTCTCTAATTTCTCAAACTCTCATATGTTATTCCTTATTTAGTTGTGATATTAGTTTCTTGTTCATAGACATTAACTCAGTAATACTTTTTGCCATTTCCCCCATCTGCGTTTTAAGCGAATTAATTTCCAATTGTTGCTGTTGCTTCTCTGCAAATTCAGGATTTAATTCTGACAAAATTTTATCACAGTTTGAGATCATTTCCTTATGAAAATCTATACTATTAATAATTGCAATACTTTTCTGCTTCAAAGAAGAAATTTCTGAATTCATAGCTTCTCTATTATCTGACAGAACAATATTACTATTATTAAAATCTGCAATATCTAAATTTGCTGGAATCTTTTGATATGTAATATCTTGATTATTAACTTTAACTACAATATCTACTACCATTTCCTGAGGCTGCCCAAACATCGGTTGTACAGGGTACTTTGGCATTGGGGTTGATACACTAACGACAGAGCCTGTTTCTAATACAGCTCTATCCTTGTGTAATATAAATACTTGGTTATTTGGTCTAAGTGATTGAAACATAATTAAGCAATTCCTGTTAATAAAACTAATTTATCTGACTCACGATCGTACATTGCTAAATAAATACCTGGTCCAGGCCAAGTAGCAGTAGTAACTGCAGTCGTTGTATTTGACTCATACACAGTTTGAGTTGAATTAGCTACTCCAGCTGTTACAAACTGAATATCTACCGCTGTTGTTGGAGCTGTAAATGTACTTGTTATTTTAACAAGTATGAGCCCAGAAAAATTTCCTCGTACAAACGGATGTCTATTAAATGAAAAAGTCGCTGCAGTAGTTGTAAGAGTAACTCCTGTATCTTCAATACAAGGAATACCTCCCTGATTTACAAATCGTAATATTGTATTAGCCATATTATTTTAATTTTTAGGCCCAAATACTACCATTATTCCAAAATCCACTGCCATAACCAAGTGCATTTAAACCAAATTGAGCTGCAACACAAGTTGGTACACCAACTACTGGAGAATATGGAACAGATACTGATTCGGGCAATTTACACTTAATACTATCTACTTCTCTTTGAAGTGCTACTAGAGCTGCATTCACAGGAGCAATAGTCTGAGTTTGGTAAGCTTGAATAGCACTTGTTTGATGTTCTTGACTTAGCTGATTAATTAAAGCAGATTTATCCTCACGAAGAGCATCAATTTTATTCTGCATCTCACGCATTTCTAGCTGACAGAACTTGTCATTAATTAATGTTGTCTGCTGATCTATTTTACTGCCAAGAATATTTGTTTGGTTCAAAGTAGCTAATTGGTTATCATAGCCCTGTTTTGTTATTGCTTCACGGACATCGCAGCAGCATGAAGCTAACTGAGAAGCAATCTGACAATTACCTGCCTGTATAGCATTAATAATCTGCTGACCACTCATACCAACTTGATTACCTACAGACTGAATCTGACTCTGAACAGAATTAATTGCAGTTTGTACTGCATTAATATCACAATTAAGTGTGCTAGCTAGCTGACTAATTGCATTTCCATTTCCATTAATAGCTTGTAACAACATCTCTCTACCATAATCATTATTAAGCTGATTTCCTAAGCCACCAGCACCATTATTACCTCATCCATTACCTCCTCAACCCATAAGGAAGAATAGGAAAATTACCCAAATGAATCAGCCTCCCTCGCCAAATCCATCATTATTACGGCCTTGCATTGCTAATAGAACGTTTGGATCTACTCCTCTTTGTGAAAGCATAGGACCTAAAAGGCCTAAAATACCATTACCTGCACCTTCACCAAACACATAAGTTTTTTCCTCTGCCATATTAAAAAATACTTAAATTGTTAAACATTTAATTTTTTGTTTCGTTGATCAACAATACAAAGATATAATCACAATAACGTAAAACATAACGTTACTATACAAAATAAAAAATCCTCCTAAGTTTCTCAACTTAAGAGGATTACAACCAAAGAATAGTTAGCATCATGTTACTAATTATTTTCTTTAAATTTATCTAAATCTTTCTTATAAAAGAATAACTCTTTAAATCCTTGTTGTTTTCTTCCTTTGGAATTTTGCCTGCACGAACATAATTATCAAAAGTAGCTCTGCTGATGTTTAAGTACTTACAAGCTTGATATTTACTAAGCTTTTCATTCTTATTACTTATAAAGGACAAATAGTCAATAACTTCTTCACACTCCTTTGCACTTAAATTTGAATTGCCTGTGTCAATATCATTAATAATTTTCAACAATAATTCTTTAATAATAGATAACATATTAATTATTAGGGTTATATAGGGCACATGTAATTAATACCATTGGATTGTTTGAATCATCTTCAATCCTTTTTACAGTATAAACTTTTCTTTGAGTAGATGTACCTGCTAAATCACTAGCATTGTTTATAATATATATATTAGCTCCTGAAAAACTAACTGTACAGTCTCCTCTGACAACTACTATGGCCTCAGATCTGGAGGCTGTTAGATTAGAGACATTGATTGTGTGAGCTGTTTCTGTAACCTCAATTCATGTTCCTGGATCACCTGCTGAAGAGCTAATACCTAATAATTTTTCATATCTATTATCTAGAGGAGTATTTAAATCTAAATTTACTTCTCCGATAGTTGGATTATAATTCTCAGAAAGTTCTCCAGCTTGAATATGTAAAGATTTAAATTCAGGAGTTTCAGTAAGGTCGTTATAAGATCCACTCTTAGCTACATCTGCTAGCCCATCTATTCCTGCAGCAGGTATTCTAATATCCCTACCAATAACTCCTAATCTGTAGGAGGTCATTTCTGAAGGTACAAATGCAATTCGATCATCACTGTCTGCTTGATTTATTGTTGGCACATGATCATAACCTGATTTGTGGCCAATTAATAATTTTAAATCACCGCCATCATTTTCAACTGTGGTGGCTAAATAACTATCAGCACTGCCAATAGAAATTGTATGATTTTGAGAATTAATAGAAATAGGATCTCCAGAATCTCCGTTGATATCTATAGAATTAATGTAGTCAAACTCTAATATTTGTTGAGTTAACTCATCTACACTATTTGATAATTGACTAACATTAGTCTTAAGAGTTGATATATCAGATATTGGAATATTAGAAGCTGAAACAGATTTTGTACCTTTACCTATTACTAACATATTATTTGCTAAATCTCCAACTGCAACTACATCCCCTCCTCCAAGTTCTGCTATCTCATCTTTTGTAACATAGTTGTTCAATGTAGAAGTATCTACTTTAGAAGATAGTGCGTTGTTAATAACTTTATTCTGAACAGGATTCTCAGAAGTGCTGTTTAATTCTGAATCTACTGCTATTGGAGTTGGCATATCAGTAATTTGAGATACTGTATGAGTATGATTTAATCTGGCGAATGAGTCAGGGTTATATCCAGAGTCTTTAATAATTTTTCCACTGTTATTATTAAAAGAAGCAAAATTATTATTAGTAGCTGAAGTAGGACCTGTAACATCCCCCATACCAGCCTGCGCAGAATCAGCAGGAATATATCCTAAAATATCTGTAATATCTGTTGAGGTTACATTTAAATCAGTTAGTGTCTTAGGAACATCTGATAACTTTGCTAAATTTCCAATTAGTACCCCTGAGTCTTTAATAACTTTACCTTCTCCATTAGAAGTAATCACTCTATCTGCTGTTGAAAATTCAGTAGCTGCCGTTACATCTCCATAACCACTTTCACTAAGTTTCTCTTCTACTTCCTCTTTTGTATATACTGAAATACTTTTAGAAGCTACTAATTTATGCTTATTAATAGAATCAACTGCTAATTCTGTAATTACATTACCACTGCCACTTAATACTATATCAACATCAGGAATACTAGGAATATCTTCCCTAACATTTTGAATCTGAGAATCAACTTGATCCTTTGTATAATAGTTAGTCAAATCAATAGAGGTATCCCCAATTTTTTCTCAGTTGTTTTCAATATAAATATATTCATCATGAACATCTGTCCCTGATCCTTTCTTTTTGACTAAGTATATGATATTACTCTTAATATCACTAGATGGTAATACATCAACTACTAAGAATTGTATATTAGCTAAATTATCAATTATACCTTTTAAAATTTTACCTTGTTTCGCAGATAGTGATTTATTAACATCATCTGATAATAAATTATCAACTATAGAGCTCTTGATCTGATTACTTATTTCAACATCGATAATATTTTCAATAGATCCTGATAAACTAGCATCTAAGCTATCAATAGCATCTTTTACTCCTCCAGAAGTTACTAAGTTATTACTTCCTTTAGTAGGAGTGTTGTCTATAGTTTCTAATTTATTAACAACTTCAGGAATTTGAAGAAGAGTATTGTTATACTCTTCTTCTGATCCTTCATATCCATGCTCTACTGCAATATCATATGCGTCTTTTCCATTTTTTCCAGGAGCCCCAACTGTTCCAGGGAAAATAACTCATTTATTTTTATTTTTATCAAAATATTTTACACTCATAACTAATTATATTAAGAAGCTTTATATACAGCACAGTTTACAGCAACTAGAGTTGGTGTTATTCTTGAAAAAACATAAACTCTATATGTTCCTGCATCTCCAGTTAACGGAATATCTTTTTGCACTTTTAACCTTGAGTTTGAACTAAAAGTAACAGGATATGCGCTTTCAACTACTACCATAGACGTTTCAATTATCTCTGTATCATTAATGCTTTCTACACTACTTCAGTCAGCTGTATTTAAAGATAGATTAATACTTGTCGCCCATAGCGAACCTGTGTTATGATAATAACATATACCTTTTTTAACAGAAATTGACGAATCACTCCCATATGTTTGTCTAGTTAGGTTAGTTTGTCGATTTCTAGGAATTGTAATCTCTTCTGTCTTTGATCCATTATATGTTATATTCGTAGATCCACTATGTATAGTTAATGCTCCTGTAACCATATTTGCCTTACTAGCGGTTCCACTAAATACTCCATCTTGTATATATGTATCCTCATCGTATCCAAAATATACAATATTGTTATTTGGAGCTATATACACATTGCTATCTGAAACAATAGCTAGTCCATCATACCCAAAGTCCTGCCCGTCTATAATACCTCCACTAACACTCCCGCTTAATCCAACAAATACTCCATTATTAAAGTATTTCTCGCCGCTTATTTCTTGTGCTTCAGTAGTTATCACACCTGAGTTACTTGGGCTAGCTACAGGTATAGATCCAAATGAAACAGCAGACATACCTGTACCAGTTAGTGAACCTGTTGGACCTTTACTTGTTCCATTTGTTCATGTAAATGTTGTTGGATAATAGTTTGTATTTGTATCTGTTCAAGGTACACTTACACCTAAATATCCATCTTTATCTAGTTGAACTGCATATACTTTTCCAGATACGGTAGAAGCATTCTGAGAACTTAGTGACATCTGTGTACTAGATCTCAAACTTAAATCTAACGTGCCACTCCCAGTTATTAGCTTTGGTTGCATACCAAGACCTGCATTAATCTGTGTTATAGTGCCAGTTCCCTTTTCTCAAGGCACATTTACATAAGCTTTACCATTACCATCTAATTGTACTGCATAATTTTTACCAGTTGCTGAATACCCTACCTTTATTCCTCCATAAGAGCTTGAGGTCGCTTCAGGAATACTCTTTAAATATCCTGCGGAAGCATGATTTCCTCAACCATAAGCTGTATTAAGATTACTTTTATCAGTAGCAGTCATTACTCCTGCTGTAGTTGTTGTTGCAGCAGGAATAGTTACACCAGATGATTCTAAACTTGGAGAACCAAAAGCACTTGCACTCGTAGCTGTGGATCTTCCCATTTGCTTTAACTTAATTTTTACTGTACTTGTAGTAGTAGTTGCATTTGCATCTGCCCCTGTAATTAAGTACTGTCCAAGTGAAGTAATTACAGAACCTTGACTACTAATATTAGTACTTAATCCTGATATATTATTAGTTACCCATTCTTGTGTTGCTATTATTTTACCTCGTATATAAGCGTTTCCGTCATCTCTAATTGATAGTTTATAGCTATTAGATTGATCAGATTTTCTATGTAACATAAAGGTCTCAATGTAATCAGCAGTTTCATTAGTAGTTCCAAATGAAGAAACATATATTCCTTTATTCTTCAATACTAAATAAACACCATCAGTGCTATTATTAGTATTATCAATATATATTGGGTTAGGATGGGGTGCAGCAAATGTTGTAGATTCACTAAAATTTCCATGAAGAGTAGTAGCATATATATCCTTAAATTTCTTGCTACTCTCTCCAATATTTGAAACTCCATTGTTTACAGGATTAATATGACCACTGACACTTAAACTTCCAGAAATTGTACCTCCTGTTAATGGTAGATATCCTAAACTATCTAAGGATGCTCAGTTAGGAGCATTATTACCATTAGATACAAGAATCTGCCCACTGGTACCACCTGAAGTAGGAGCGTAAAGTCTAACCTCAACACTATCGGATGAATAAAAATTATTTATAGTACCGTTTACAACTAGTTGTTTAGTTTTAAAATCTTTTAGAGATCCATCTCCCATTGTTACATTAGTACTAGTACCCCCATTACTGATAAATTTTCAAGCCGATACACTTCCTGGAAAAGAAACATTTTGAGCATTATCCCAAGAATATATTTGACCCACCTTAGCTGTATTATTAGGCATTCTCCAGCCATAAGTACCATATCCAGAAATTCTATAGACTGTTAGTTGTCCACCATGGTTTTCACTAACCCTTTTAGTTGAAAATGTAAACCTTAGCTTTGAATATTGAGAAGCTGTACTTGGTGAATTGTTATAATATATAGAAGATGTCAAAGCTCTAAAATTAGGTCCAGATCATCCCTGTAAAATAGCATCCTGAGATATTATATCTCAAGATTCAGAACTAGGATTATATGCTTCTATGAAGCAATTATAACCAGAGCCATTAGTAGACACATATATATATATTCAATCAATAGTACAATACCTGTCACTATTATTTATAGTAAGTCTATATTGAGTGGTTGTGCTAACATCTTCTGTATCTATTAATTGTAGACTATACTTATTATCTTGTGAAGTAAATAAACTTATAAGTCTACTACTTCCTTGAGGATCTTCAGTTCATGATTCTCCGTTGTTTTTACTTATTTCTCCATATAAATCAGTGCTCTTTATAAACGCTAATTTATCAGAACGGTACTCCCCAATATATGAAGTAATTCCATATGGTACAGTATTAGAAGTTGCAGTGTCAACAGTAGGACCTCCTACACTAGTTATAGGTACTTTTCCCCATTCAGGAGCTGATCCCCCATTTGAAATTAATACTTGTCCTGCGGTTCCAGGAGTTGATGGTCCATACAATAATTTGGAAGACCCATTTGAACATAGTACCCTGTGTCCATGATTTTCCGAAGTTTTAAAACCTTTTGCTGTTATGTATGTAAGATTACTGGCCCCATCTCTAAATTGGTATTCTGTTATAGTATTGTCAGTATTTTGACCCCCAGCAGAGTTTTTATAATTAATTACTAGCCTTCCTCCTTTAAATGTCTGGGGTATATAGTTAAATTCATCTGACGTTACTGTACTCATATCTAGGAAAGTTAATTTCCTAAATGTTGGTACCCCAGATGTGCCACTTGGAGCTGCTCATACTGTATTAGCGTTTTGTGTACTTAAAGATGATCCTAATTCTGCATTTCCTGTAAGGATACTTCCAGAATTAATAAATATGGAACTTGGCAGTACTAACTTAACCGAGTTAACTAAATCAGGTTTACCTGTCACTCCCGACCACGGCACACTTGATGCTGCTCCTGCTGTATAAATAGAGTAGCCATCTTCACTATTTAACTTAGAAGAATCAATAACAAAATACATGTGACCTGTATCTTTCTCTTTAACAGTATCGCCTTCTTGTACTTGTTCAGTGGTTAAAGCTAGTCTTGCTGCTTTATTTGCAACTATTACTAAACGCTCCAGTGCTCCCTTAGGCAATCTTTCAATATCAATAACTCCCGAGGTAATTTTACCAGCATCTATACCATTAGCAACCCCTATATCTACAATATGCCCTTTCTCATCCTTAATAATAGAATTTATAATAGTTCCAGATGTAGCACTTCCTCCAACAGGAGTATAGTGATTAGCAGCACTAGTAACCTTACTATCTGGAGTGTCTATATTACCTGATCCTAGGATACTTTCACCATTAATAGTTTTAATATTAGTTCCAGAAACTAACTCTTCTTGTAATTCTTCATTATCAGTTTCTACCATAACTGGCTGATTTTCTATAATATACGCCATTATAGTTATGTTATTAGCTCCTGATAAATATGTTGCATAAGCAACAAAGCCTCTCTGAGATTCTGAAGAGGTATACTGTCAATAATTAGAGGTTAACGTCATTTCAGCAGTTTTAATTCTAATTAAAACTGCTCTATCATTTGCTGCAGCTTCTGCAACTCTATTAAAATCTGTCTCATTTGGTGTTTTATTGTTTTCTACTGTAATAGAGGGAACATCACCTACATTAATATTACCTTCCCCTAATAAAGAAAGATTGTTAATTGTTCTAATTGATTCCCCACTAACAAGAGTATCCTGTTTGGTATTATCTGAGGGGTGCACATGGTCTTCACGTGCATATTTATTAGATGATCCTACAGCAGCTGTACCATCCATTTTAGGAGCCACAGTAGCAGGATCTGGAATTTCAGAGTCATTAGCAAGATTAATTATAGCTCCTGCTGTAAATTTTTTTGTATCTGTACTATATATATATTCCCTAATAGAATCTTTATAGAATATATACCATATCTTATCATTAATTGTACCTAATATACCATGAACAGTAGTCCCAGAAGACATGTCAAATATATCCCCGACCTTACCATTATTATAAGCTAATGTTGCATAATCAGAGCTGCCTGTTAGACTTGAAATAACCCATTTATTACTAGCCTTATAAAAATTTCCATGAGTATAAATTTCTTTTGAATCTTGTATAAATGTGGTACAATTATAAAGCTCCTCTTCATGTTCCTGTAAATAAGAATTAAAGTTCGCTTTAGTTTTACAATAAATAAACTTATTTTTATTTGCCATATTATTTTAATATAGATGGGGGGGGGAGGAAAAAATTCCTACCCACCTTATTATTTTATCCCAATTCTTCTCAAACAAGCATATTATCAACGTATTGTTTTACATCATATGATTCTGCAAGTCCTTTAGATTCTGTAGAAGCAGATTCAATACTTTGTATACTTAAATTTCCAGTAATACCCTGTGAACCTCCTTCTTTACTACTTGTACTTAATGTAAGATAATCAGAGCTAGAAGAAGCAGTTATATTTTGAAGTGCAGTGTCTGCCTTTGTTCCTTGTGCTGAACTAGCTACGCCTATGGGTATAGCCTGTAGTTCATTATCACTCATTGTAAGATTAACTGCAGGGGTAGAACCATTATTTCCTCCTTTTACTGTGATTGCCCCTGTTTTTCCACCAAAAGATTGTACTCCAGCATCTGCAGCATCAGTAATCTTATCATTAAAGTTAGATAAAACCTCTTCAATTGATGTCCCCGCAACATTATCTCCAATTTTGTCCTCAATGTTAATATGAGTAGCATTAATTGTACAAGATCCTCCAACAAAAGATTGACCATTAACAGTAGCTGTGTTATCTAATTTTGCAGATACAGTTGTTTCTAAAGTCCCAATTTTGGAAGCATTAGTATCAATCAAAGCTAATTTTTCAGATGTAATTAATGAGCTACCTTCGACTTTATCTACCTTTTGGTCTATATTAGTTTTTAAGTCATTAACATCTTTAACTAACCCACTCGAAACACTTCCAACAGTTGTTTCTAATGCTGTTACTTTCCCTTCAACTGTTGTTACCCTTCCAGAAATTGGTGTTACTAAATCTGTATTGATTTGTCCCTTTAAGTCATCATACTTGATAGAAATAACTCCAGCATCAACACTAATATAAGTACTTCCTATATAAACATCAGTTAATGATTTAACAGGGATATATACAGGAGTTCCTTGATTTGCAATTGATAGCTCTAAGTAAAGGTCTCCAACAGATGCCCCCTCGTATGGAGTGTTTTCTTCTTCTACTTCTTTGACCTCACCTTTGGTAACTACTAAATCTTTGGGGATATCAATAGAAACTCCTACTTTATCTCCATTCTTACGAAGTTCATAACTCTTTAAATATCCTTCAGTAGGAGAATCAGCAGCTGCAATAGTATATTCAGCGGCTTCTGGAATAACTGCTTTTAAACCATTAGGTCCTAGTTCAAGTCCTTGCCCTGTAGAATCAATTTTAATAGAAACGGTTTTTCCATCTGCATTTAAATCAATACCGTTCCCAGCAATGATTTTATCCTGTTTGCTAGTTTTTAAACCTTCAACATCAGCAGTTAATTCGGCTAAATCAGCAGAGACATCACCTCCAACAGCTACTCATGATTCTGGATTAGTTACATCATCACGATTTTTAAGTACATATAATGTTGATGACTCAGTAACAGCTACAACTAATCCGTTATAAAGACCTACACCATTCCAAGTTTCTTGTGTAGTAAGATCACTTAATGTACCAACAACAAGTCTAGAATCAATAGGCTCCTGGCCAGTTATATTAAAACCTGCGCCTAAACTAAATGTATTTGTACCTCTTGCCATAATTATGCACTTAACTTTTTACTTAATGTGAATCGATATTTAATAGCATCATTTTTATTGTCTCCTTGTCGAGTTCATAATTTATATTGAACTTCTGTGCCATTAATACTTCTTTTTTCTTCTTCAGCTTCAAATTTTGATTGTCCTCCATAAGTTTCATACTTATTACTCATCGTATTATATGCTTCTACCTTAGTAATAGTAAAACTATCTGGAATAGCTACCATAATAAATTGCCCTGCAGCTAACTCACTATTAAAACTAACTTCAAATGAAGGTCCTTCAGTAAGAGTTAGTTTGGTACTTGCCTGAGCAGTTAAAGTTGCAGCATTATTTGTAAATACTGGATAAACACCTGTTGCTGTAGTACGACTGGAATTAGTTGCAGAACCAGCAGTAAAAGTAGCATCTGCTCCTGTATATTCATGATTTAAATTAGTAATAGGTTTATTAGTTGGAGCAGTGTAGTTACCAGTTGCAGTATATGTAACGGTATTTTGTCCAAGTGCTATTTTTGCTGAAGTAAATTGAGTAATAACTTCACCAGCTTCAGGAGTATATCCAGTAAATCCAGCCTGAGCACTTGGAGTAATAGTTTTTCCTGATCAATTTACTCCTTCTACAGAGGGCTGTGCAGGACTTGTTCAACCATTATTATTAAACTTACCATTGTTGGTAGACATACTAACTGCTGGTATAGTAACTGTCGAATATATTTCCTTCAATCCCATATTAGAAGTTCCTGTAATTGAAATAGAAGGTTTTGTAGCTGCCCCAGGATTTAATTCCTTGCTTAATAACATCACTAAAAACTCTTGTAAACTAGTTCCTGCTGGAATTGTTTTACCATTCTGAATTCCTGCTCCTAAATCTCCGTTTAAGCCTGCGACAGTAATTTCTTCTGTAGTAACAAGTTTATCTGCTTCTGTGGTACCAAGAATTTTGTTGCCTTTATATAAAGATCCCAGTTTAGAGTTTAATGATTCAGAATCATCTTCTTCTTTAATACCTTTATTAATAGCGACAAAGTCTCCTTTTTGTACAGATTCAGTTAATTCTGTACCAAATTTAAACTTTAATACATCCATAAACTCTTAACTATTTTTTTTTTTTGTTTATAATTCATATCAGACTAAATTATCATTTATTTCTGATATTTTTTCTCACACTAAATTATTAAATTGATTCTGAGTTATAGTCATCTCATGTTCTTCTGAAGATATTGTAGTATTAATATTATCTGCAGAGATTATCTGAGTTTTAACCTTAACTATATAATTTCCAGAAGTATCTTTAGTTTGAAGTTGCTCTAGATTAGATAATGTTAACGTATAACGTTTTCCAACTACTTTATTTCCTGTCTTTATAGTTCCATTATCTGTATAGCTTATATTTGTTGCTGTTATATTGTCTCCTCCTGTTGGAGTTAGTGTTCTTGTTACTTTTGACCAATCTGGTTCTTTTCCATCAATTCTAATTGCTAAATCACTTACAGATATTGCACTTGAACTTGCTGAATTATAATATTTGTCTACAATATCAAAAGTCATTGAAAATGTTTTGTTTTCTTTGTTTATATCTGATGATGAATATTTGTATACCACTTCTGGTTTTAATGTATCAACAAAAGTTGATAATGTTGCTGTATTTTGATTTATTGTGTTACCTTTAATATCTCTTGCTGCTGTTGGATTAATTTTTACTTGTAAAGTACCACTGTATTCTCTATAGCTTCTAGCTGAATTTATAAATGTTTGGTCTGTTTCTCTAAGTTTACTTATTTCTAATGTATATTGATGTCCAACTACTTTTGTTTTATTGTCAATTGTAGTTTTTATCTCTACTTTTTTAGTAATTGTTTTTGTTATATTTGAATCAATTTGTGTTCCATCCATCCAAATTGACATTTCATCTGTTCCTATAATCTTAGATGAATCATAGTTTTTATCTGTTACATTAAATACTATAGTTGCTTTATGATTTGTATCATCTCTAGTTGTTTGAACATAATATACTTCTGGTTTTGTATTATCCAAACTTCCAACTACTAAATCTTGTTGTAATGTTTTGTTTCCATATTTATCTGTTACTGTTCCAGCAACAATTCTTAATTTAACATCTCCACCATTTTCATTTCTATATTTTGCTGTTCCTCCTACTATTGGGTCAATTGGTGTAAATTCTGTATAACCTCCATCACTTGATTCTATATTTGATAATGTTAAAGTATATTCATATACTTGATTAGCTGTAATCTCTGTTGGTCCTGATAACGATTTTTCAATTGTTGTTGATTCAACACCATTTACCATTACTTTAATACTATCTTTAGTTAATGCAAATATACTATCTGCTTTTACCAAATATTTATCTGTTACTCTTAATTTTATAACTCCAGTTATAGCATTTGTGCTAGCTATTGACCATACCGGACTTACAACATCAACTATTGTTCCAGAGCCTGTTCCATTTGGTGTGTCTACTCCTATTGTTATTGTTTGTGAATCATTTTTGTTTCCAGAAAAGTCTGCTACTAAGTCTTTTGCAAATCCTAATTGCATTATTCCACTGTAATGAGTTCCATCTTTATGGTCTAGTCCTGTTATTGTTAATCTATATTTTTCTCCAACTTTTTGGTTCTTTCCATTTACTGTATCTTTTTCTTCTTCAACAACTTCTAGTTTCTTAGTTATCTTACTATTTATCTCTTCATCAGCAACTGTTACTGAAATTTTAGATGCTGTTGTATCTGCTGTTAATCCTGAATTGCTAAAATATTTATCTCTTACACTGAACAATATTGTAACTGTTTTTGTATCATGATTTATTGTAGTTTCTGATGATAAATAATTAAACTCTGGCTTTACAAAGTCAGTAAACATTGTAGAAGTACTTGTTGTATCATTTTGTTTTTCAGTTCCTGTTCCAGCTAAAACTATGTCTGTCATTGTTCCTGTTGTGTCTATTGCACTTAAGTTTTGGTTTGAATATTTAGTATCTGTTAATGTCTTTTTAGCTATCTTTAATGAAATATTACCACTCCACTCTTTGTAGCTTTTTCCACTTTGTCTTGCAGCTTCTTGGAAATTTGTTATTGTTAATACTTGAACTACATCACTTGCTCCTGTTGTAGCATTAGTATCTGCTGTTGCATTTCCTATTGTTTTGGTTATTGTTGTTGCCTCTTTGCCATCTATAAATACTTTTATTTGGTCATTTATTTGACTTTGTATTAACGAGCTTGTTACATTACTTGTAAACTCTTTTCCTGCTTCGGCATTTGTTCTACCTCTTAGTGTTATTGTTATTTTACTATTTTTTGGATTTGCACTATCTATTGTTATTTGTGATGATTGTTTTATCCATTCTGTTCTATATCTTGGATTTATTGTTCCTCTTGTATAATTTATTGCTGATGTTGTTACACTTGTGTTTAGTTTGAAGTTATTTTTATCTAAGTAAATTTGTTCTGATGCATAAACTACATTTCCAGATTTTCCTGTGTTATAGAACATATTTGTACGAGTATCTGCAATTTTTGTAAATGCTGGTCCTAAATCTAACACTGTCATTGCAGTTTGTCCTGCTTGATAGAACATATTAGTCATATTTGTTGCACTTGTTGTATAGAAATTATCTCCTAAATCTAGTTTTGAAATCTTATGTGCAAAATCATAAAACATTCCACTCATATCTGTTACTTTACCTGTATTAAATTTATCACCTAAGCTGAAACTTGTCATATTGCTACATCCTGTTCCCCAGAACATACTATGCATATCTGTTACATTACTTGTATCAAATTTATCTCTTAAATTTAAAGTAGTTAATGCCCCCATCCAAGTAAACATTGCACTCATGTTAGTTACTTTACTTGTATTAAAATTTGTTCCAAGGTCTAATGTTGTTAATTTAGTTTTACCTGTTTTATAAAACATTTCTGCCATGTTTGTTACTTTACTTGTATTCATATTTCTTAAATTAATACTTGTCATTGCAGAATGTCCACATCTTCTAAACATCCCATGCATATTTGTTACTTCACTTGAATTAAAGTTTGTGCCTAAATCTAAGCTTTCCAATGCAGTTTCACCACAAGCATTGAACATATATGCCATATTTGTAACCTTATTTGTCTTAAAGCTTGTTCCTAAATTTAATGTTTGCATTGCTTTAAATCCAGTTGTCTCAAACATTGCTGACATATTTGTTACATTGCTTGTATCAAAAGCTCCTAAATCTAGTTTTGTCATTGCGGTATATCCAGTTCCTCTAAACATTCTATACATATTTGTTACACTAGTTGTATTTAATAAACTCAAATTAGTAATTGTTGTTGTTGCTGTACATCCTGTTGCATAACCTATATATGAGAATAATTGTGTGGAGTTTTGGTTTGCATATATTATGCTATTACTTACATCTGTTGTTTTTAAATCTGCTGCTATTGTTGTAACATTATTATTTGCTATATGAATTTTATACATTCCATTTGCATTTTTTTCACTGTCCACATACCAAGCAACTATAGATTGGTCACCTTGTGCTGATACATCCCATGCTCTTGTTGTATCTGTGATTTTCTTAGTTGTATGATTATACACTGCACTTGATATTATTTTTTCAAATGTTATATTTTCAATGTTCTGTCTTTGGATTTTTCCTCCTAAAAATACGCTTGTTGCATCTGCTTCTGATTCTGCTGATTTTAATACATTGTATAAAATCAAATCTGTTTGCTTATTACTGTTTCCATATTGGTCTATTACTTTACCTTGTGGTATTCTAAGTAATACTTGATTTGCAGAAGTATCAAAGTTTGATATTGTTACTGTATACTCAACTCCGTATTGTACTTGTGAAGTTGTACCATTTGTTGTTTTTGATTCTGTTAATGCCTTAGTAGAAAATCCTGTTATTTTTCCTGTAACTTCTGTTCCATTTACTAGAACTTTCATATCATTTTGTGTTAATGCATCCTTTGTTGCATCATAATATTTATCTGTTATGTTGAATTTTACTGTAGTAGTTTTATTTACTGCATTAGCTGATGAATTTAATCTTTCTACTAATGGATCTACTACATCGACTACTTGTCCTGTTCCGCTTCCTCCTGGAATATTTATACCAGAAGTTATTGTAGTTCCATCATTTTTGTTTGGTGATGTGTTTTGACCATCAACACCTGTATCACTGATCTTACTTCCTGGTATTGCTACTGTAACTACACCACTGTAAGAAATGTAATTTCCAGATGTATCTCTTGTTTGGATTTGCTCCAAATTAGATAATTCCAATGTATAACGTTTACCAATTGTTTTTGTTACACTTTTTACTACTCCGTTTTCTGTGATTTTTACAGTATTTTGTCTATCTGCAACAGTTAAGCTTTTGCTTACTTTGTTCCAATCTACATCTTTTCCATCTATCTTAATTGTTAAATCTCCTATTGCTAATGTTCCTGAACTGTAGAATTTATCTGTTACATCAAACACCATTGTAAATGTTTTATCTGTATGATCTATATCAGCTGTTGCATATTGATATGTTGCATTTGGTTTTACAAAATCTACAAAATCTCCTGTAAATACTGTTTTTACACTAAAATTATTTGCAGTATCTTTTGCAACCCCTGCATCAATCTCTAATGTTACATTACCACTCCAATCAGAATATTCTCTATTAAAGTTAATTGCTGTTCTTGCTTTTTCAAATCCTGTTAATTCTAATGTATATCTATATCCCACAACTTTGCTTGTTCCATTAATCTTAGCTGATAACGGAGTTACACTTGTATAATTCTTTGTTACACTATCTGCTGCCTCTCCATCAACAAATACATGTACTTTAGATTTGTTATTATTTGCTTCTGTTACTGTTGTTCCTAATGCTGAACTTGCAATATATTTATCTACTACATCAAATACAAACGTTTCTTTTTTGTTTGTTGCATCTCTTGTTGAAGATATCTTGATAATTTCTGGTTTTATTGAATCTATATGTCCTAAAGAATAAGTTAAAGCTTTATTTGTATTTGTATAATCATCAACCATTGTATTAGCTGGTATTACAATACTCATATCTCCTGAATATTCTCTATATGCTCTACCAGTACTTGTATTAGCTGCATATTTAGCTCTTTCTGCATTAAATAATGCATCAGCTTCTTCCAAGTCTGTTATTGTATATTTATAATGAATTCCATATGTTACTGTTTTTCCATCTCTTTGTTCTGTAAAATCTTTTACTTTTGTCAATGTTCTAGAAATTTTAGCTGTACTTCCTGATGCTGTGATATTTACTCCATCTACCCATAGTTGAATTTGGTCTACTGTTAATGTACTTTGCTTAAAATATTTATCAGTTCCATATATGTCCATTGTTGCTGTAAGTTTTCCTGTTGTGCTATTTATTGTTTTTTGTAAATTTTCAACTCTCCATACTGGGTCTACAACATCGACTATTTGTTGACTTCCAGAATTACTTGGTTCTCCTATACCTATTGTAATTGTCTTTGCATCATTTTGATTTCCAGATTTATCTGATGCAATTTCTTTTGGAAATGTTATACTCATTGGTCCACTGTAATCTCTATAATTTCCACTTGATGTTTCTTGTTGTAAATTTCCAATTACTAAAGTGAATTTTGCTCCAATTCTTACATTCTCATTATTTCTTTTTTCTGTTATATATTGAATATTTGTTATTTTCTTTGTTACCTTAGTATTTACAGCTGTTGTAGCATCATCCTTCATAGCAACTGTAATTTGATTAACTATTGATTGATTTGCTGTCAATGTTCCATTTGTATCTGTTATCAATTTTGTGCTATCGAAATATTTATCTGTTATAGAAAAATCTATTGTTAATGTTTTGTTTGTATGGTCTATATCTTTTGCTGCATATACATATGTAAATTCAGGTTTTATATAATCTGCAAACATTACATTATCTGTATTATGATCTGTTTTTGTATCTTTTAATTCTACATTTACCCAAGTTCCATCTTCTTGTATTTCCATCATGCTGTGATTTCCATAGTCATCTGTTAATACATTTGATGAATATGTACTTTCGTCTTGTCCTCTTCCTGTTATTTTTAATGCAATATTTCCACTCCATTCTTTGTAGTTTTTTCCTGCTTGTCTTACAGCTTCTTCTAGGTTTGATAACTGAATTGTATGTGTTACTTCTTTTTTTCCTGATGTTGTATTTGTTGATGTTTTAGTATCTGTTATTTTTACTGTTGGATTTGTTGTACTTGTTACCTCTACTCCATCTATAAATACTTTTACATTTGATGCACTTAAAGTACTTATTACATCACTTGCATACTTTATTTGAGTATTTGCATCTATTGTTTTATTTTCATATGCTGAACCTTTTACTACAACTGTTAGTGTTTTATTGGCTGCACTAAAAGAACTTGATACTTTTTCCCACTTTGGTCTATATATTGGGTCTATTTCACCTTTGTCTATATTTATCGTTTCACTAGCATTATATAAATTTAATGCTGAATTATATTTTTCTTTTGTTACTTTATTTAAATTTATACCAAGACTTATTATTGAAATTATACTTATTAATAATACTATTATTTTTCTTACATTTTTTCTCTTTTTTAACATGTTTATCCTCCGTTTTTTGACTCATAACTCCTATTTTATTTATCTATATAATTTATATCATAACAGGCTATTTTTTTCAACGTTTTTCGGCATTTTTTTCAAAAAAAAAAGCACCAATTTTAGCACTTTTTTCTAGGCTTTTTTCCTATTTATTTTTCAAGCTTTTTTACCTTGTTTTATGTCTTTATTTTCCTTATTTCTTCTTCAGTTAGAATTGAATAAAATTACTGAAAAAATCAAAAATTTATTTTGAATGAAATGTCGAATGTGCATGGAGAAATTTCAGAAATTCTATGCAATTTTATGGAAAGAGTTCACAAAGTGGAAGGGTACCATAAAAAAAGAGCAGAAAACTCTTTAAAAGTTTTCCGCTCCCTCTCAGCATTAGTTATATAAACTATATTCCTAATTTGAAAGAAGTTTGTGTTGAATATATTACCTCTGGAGCATATATTACAACATCTTTCTTTCCGCAGTTAGTAGCAAAGTTCACATGTTTAGCTGCTATCTTCTTAAAGTTTGGTCCCATATCCAATGCCATCATTGACACTGCACCTGTTGAATTAAACATATTATCCATGTTAGTTACTGTTGATGTATAGAAGTTATCACCCAAATCCAAACTTACCATAGCTTTATATCCTGTTGCATTAAACATTCCTTCCATTGTTTGTACTATACTTGTATTAAATTTAGAGCCTAAGTTCAATGCGGTTAATGCTTCATGTCCACAATTTTTGAACATCCAATCCATTTTAGTTACTTTTAATGTACTAAATTCTCCGCCTAAGTTTAAAGTTGTCATCTTTGTATATCCCGTGTCTGCAAACATAGAACTCATTTCTGTTACTTTAGCTGTATTAAACTTACCGCCTAAATTCAATCCTGTCATAGCAGTATATCCTGTATGGTCAAACATAGAATTCATCTTTGTTACATTTATTGTATTAAATTTTCCTGCCAAGTCTATACTTGTCATTGCTGCAAATCCAGTATATTGGAACATTCCGCTCATATCAGTTACATTTGTTGTATCAAATGCACTTCCTAAGCTAAATGTTTGCATTTTACCATAGCCTAAATATGCGAACATATTCTTCATATTCGTTACATTGTCTACATGTAATAACTCAATATTCTTTATTATCTTATTAGATGCTTCGTTTGTAACCGCACAATTTGCACTATATCCAACATAATTAAATAAGTTTGTTGAATCTTGATTTCCATTTATTATTATTGTACTTCCTATATGAACAATGTAAGTATTTCTTGAAGTTTTTTCATACCAAGCCATTATTGTTCTATCTTGAGCTGCTGATACATCAAACAATGTCTTTGAATCATCAATATATTCCTCAAATATTACTTGTTCAACATTTTGTCTTTGAACTCCTGTAATTCCTAAGAATAAACTTGTTGATGCTGTTTCAGTATTAGTTTTCTTTAAACTACTAAACAAGATAAATTCTTTTTCTTTACTTGTATTTTCATAACCATCAACCAACACTCCTGCAGGTATCTTAAATGCTACCTGATAAGCCTTTGGATCAAATCCTGTAAGTGTTACTTTATATTGTTTTGCCCATGTCTCTGATATTGAAGTATCTTCTTGTACATTTACTGTTACTGTTGTTGTTGGAGTTGTTCCATTAACTGTTACTGTTATTTTTCCAGATGTCAATGCACTAGTTACTTTATTCAAGTATTTATCAGTACCTCTAATTACCATACTTGCTGTTCCCTTACCAGCTTCTACACTTGCTCTACCGATTTGTTCCCACATTGGGTCAACAACATCGACTATTGTTCCAGAACCAGAACCACCTGGTAAGTTAACTCCTGAAGTTATTGTTGTTGCTGCGTTTTTATTTGTTGTTGTATCTGTTGCAATTCCTTCTTTAAATGCAACTGTTATAACACCACTATAATCTAAGGTATTTCCTGTTTTTATTGCTTGTTGCAATCCAGATATTCTCAATTTATAATGTCTTCCTATTACTTGATTTGTTAATCCAGTTTGAACAGTTCCATTAACAGTCTTATTGATTGGTTTTGCAGTTGTTCCAGCAGTTACATTTGTTGTAGAAATAATTTCTTTTGTAATTGCTGTATTATTTGTTATGTCTACACCATCAACTTTTATTGTTACATATTGTGTTATATTTTGAGTTGTCAATTCTGTAATACTGTTGAAGTATTTATCTGTAATTTCAAAATCCATTGTAAATGTTTTATTTGTATAATTAATATCTGAAGCTGCATATTTATAAGTGATTTCTGGTTTTATAAAGTCTACGAAATCACCATATATTGTAGTTTGGTTGTTTGTATTTGCAGTTGTATTTGGACTAACTATTTTGTCTTTTATCTTTCCAGCTGCAACATCTATTGAAACAGTTCCACTCCATTCTGTATAATTTTTTGTTGAATCAATACTTGAACGAGCTTGTTTAAATCCTGACAATACCAATTGATATTGTTGGCCTACAACCTGTGTACTTCCATTAATTGATGCTGTAAATTGTGTTGAAGTTTTAGTTAATGTCTTAGTTAATCCTGTTGCCTCAACTTTATCTACATAAACTGTAATATCATTTGCTGATAATGTACTTGTTGTATCCAAATATTTATCAATTACATTAAATAATATTGTTTCTGTACCATTTGTTGCATTCTTTGATGAAGATGCTTTCTTAATTACTGGTTTTATAAAGTCCACATGTCCTAATGTAAATTCGTGTTGTTTACTTGTATTAGTATATTTATCTTTTAATGTTCCTGCTGCTATTTGAATCTTTGTTATACCACTCCACTCTTTATATATATTTTCTGTTTGTTCACTTGTTTCTTCCCATCCAGAAAGAGTTAAGGTATATTTTACACCATTTGTAACTGAAGAACTAGCACTTAGTTGTTTTGTTATGCTTGATGCTTCTTTTCCATCTACAAAAACTTTAATCTTGTCTGTTGTTAAGCTATCGCTTAAATAATACTTATCTGTTCCTATTAAGTCTACAGTTATCTTTTTATTTGTCTTATCTATTGTAAAGTTTTGTGTATTCCATACTGGGTCTACTACATCGACTATACTTCCAGAGCCTGATCCATTTGGTGTATCTACTCCTATTGTTATTGTTTGTGCATCATTTTTATTTCCAGATAAGTCTGCAACTAGGTCCTTTGCAAATCCTAATTGCATTATTCCACTGTAATGAGTTCCATCTTTATGGTCTAGTCCTGTTATTGTTAATCTATATTTTTCTCCAACTTTTTGGTTCTTTCCATTTACTGTATCTTTTTCTTCTTCAACAACTTCTAGTTTCTTAGTTATCTTACTATTTATCTCTTCATCAGCAACTGTTACTGAAATTTTAGATGCTGTTGTATCTGCTGTTAATCCTGAAGTACTAAAATATTTATCTCTTACACTGAACAATATTGTAACTGTTTTTGTATTATGATTTATTGTTGTTTCTGATGATAAATAATTGAATTCTGGTTTTATAAAGTCTGCAAATAGCTTTCCTGTTGTATTTTTGTCTACATCTGATGTTGAAACATTTTGATCAATATTTTGACTTCCATTGCCATAAGAATCTTTCAATCCAGAATCTTGAAGTACCTTAACAATAATGTTTCCACCGTATTCCTTATATAATTTTCCAGATTGTCTTGCAGTTTCTTCTAAGTTTCCAATTGTTATTGTTTGTAATACTTCTTTTGTTCCTTTAGATGCATTTTGAGTGGTTTGACTTGCTGTTCCTAAGCTTATTGATACATTAGACATTTTTGTTAATGTACCTCCAATGTTCATGTAGAATTCTACTTTAGTTTTATCTGTAATTTCTCCACTTACATCACTCTTGTACTCACTTGCTATTACTTGTGAATTTGTCCTACCTCTTAATGTTATTGCTAAAGTTTTATTAGTTGTATTAAATGCTGTTGTTTCTACTACCCATTCTGTTCTATATTTTGGATTTATCGTTCTTCCACTTGTACATGCAATTGCTGTTGAACCTGCTCCACCTATTCTAAAGTGAGTAGAATCTTGGTAAATCGCTTCTGGTACATAAGCAACAAAACCTGATTTTCCTAAATTTGTTGCAAATTCAGTATTTGTTGATGCAATCTTTGTAAATGCTGGTCCTAAGTCAAGTGATGTCATTGCACCTGTACCACAGTTACTAAACATATTTGTCATATTTTCTACATTTGTTGTGTAGAATAAATCTCCTAAGTCTAAGCTTGTTAATAATTTATTTCCTGTCCCATTAAACATTCCTTGCATTGTTGTTACTAAACTTGTATTAAAGTTAGCACCTAATGTTAAACTTGTCATCTTGTCATGTCCACAATTACTAAACATCCAACTCATAGAAGTTACTGCACTAGTATCAAAATTTGTGCCTAAATTTAAACTTGTCATTGCAGTATATCCTGTTTCTCCAAACATAGCAGACATATTTGTTACTTTGTTTGTATGGAATGCTGAACCCAAATTTAGACCAGTCATTGCAGTATATCCTGTATAATTAAACATAGAACTCATATTTGTTACCTTACTTGTATTAAAGTTAGCTCCTAAGTTTAATGTTGTCATTTTTGTAAATCCCGCGTATTTGAACATTCCACTCATATTTGTTACACTAGTTGTATAGAAATTACTACTTAAACTAAATGTAGTCATATTACTATATCCAAGATATGCAAACATGTTTGACATATTTGTTACATTTGCAACACTTATTATCTTTAAGTTCTTTATAATTGGATCGCTTTCTTCACTTGTTGCCTTACAATTAGAATCATATCCTATATAACTAAACCAATTGCTTGAATTTACATTTGCTCCAATTAAAGTTTCACTACCTATATGGATAATATATGTATCACTAGTTGGTTTTTCATTTGCATTATACCATGCAATAATAGATTGATCTTTTTGGGCAGATACATCCCAACGTGTACTTGAAGTTCCTCCAATATAACTTTCAAATACTATTTGTGCAATCTTTCCTCTTTGAATTCCATATGTATTACCCATAAATGCTGTTGTTGCACTTGCATTTGCTTCAGCTGTGGCTAAAGTATTAAATAAGTTAAATGCTTTTTCCTTATTGTGGTTGCCTGATTCATCAGATACCAATCCTGCTGGAATTACCACTCTCAACTGATTAATATTTGATGGGTAACCTGTAATATTTAATGTATATTCAATTCCATATTGTTTATTCGAAGTCGTTCCATTTTGTAGTCTTAACTCTTCTTTTGAAGTTTGAGATAAAGTTTTTGTAATTCCATCTCCTGAAGCAACACCTACTGCTTTTTGTTCACCATTTACATAGATCTGTATATTTGCTGCTGATATTGAACTACTTGCAAAATAAGAATCTGTTGCTCTAAATGTTAATGTTGCTGTACCTTTTGTTGGGTCAGCTACTGTGCCAACTCCTTTAATTAATGGGTCTACCACATCCACAACTATTCCATTTCCGCTTCCATTAGGAATATTAACACCTGAAGTTATTGTTGATGCTGTATTTCCATTATTGCTTCCATTATATGTTCTATCTAATACCTTATTTGCGGCTATTCCAACACTGATAATACCACTATAATCAGCTGTTGTCATACCATCTGCAATTTGTAATTTTTCTAGATTTGATATTTTCAATGTATATTCATAACCAATTAATTGGCTAGTATATAACCCTACTTCTCCAGTTGTCTCATCTGTTATATTTATATCATTTGCATATACTTCTGTATCACTTAATGAAAGTGTAACTGTTCCTGCTTTTGCTAAATCACTTAAATTATAAACAATTTCGCTTCCATTTTTTAATTGACCATTTTTAATTTTTACTGTTAAATCATTTAATGTCAATTTTCCAGCTTTATAATATTTATCTGTTATTTTAAATTTCATTGTATAAGTTTTGTTTGTTGTACTTATATCTGATGATTGGTGAGTATATTCTAGATATGGTTTTATAAGGTCTACAAAATCACATTCAATTGATGTTTCGTCACTTGTATTTCCATTTGTATCTATTGCCACTGCAGCATCAACATCAACTCTTACAGTACCACTCCAATCCTTAACTCCTTTTGAATTCTTACTCTTTTCAAAATTAGTTAATTCTAATGTATATCTATATCCAATTAATTGATTTGTTGTAGTTCCTATTGTATCAGTTAATTTCTCAACTTTTGTAATTTCTTTAGTTATGTTATCTGCTGCTTCATCATCTACAAATACATGTAATTTTGATAAATTATTATTTGCTTCTGTTGTAGTTGTTCCTAATGTTGAAGTTTTTAAATATTTATCTACTATATCAAATACTATAGTTTCTTTCTTATTAGTTTTGTCAACAGTTGAAGATACTTTTACAACTTCTGGTGGAAGTCTATCTATGCTTCCTAAATCTAATGTTGTTTTTACGTTTGTATTATTTGACGTATCTTTTAATTGACCTGCTGGCATTTCTATTTTAGTAAATCCACTATATTCTCTGTATAATCTTGTTCCTGCTGCTCTTGCTGCTAAGAAAGTTTCATCACTTTCTTTAAAGTTTGATAATATTAATGTATATATTACATCTTTTGCACCTGTTAATATATCACTTCTTGTTCCTTTATACTCAATAGACTTATTAACTGCAATTCCTGCTGTTGCCTCTATGTCTTGATTATTTATAACTACTTTAATCTTGCTTGGGTCAACAGATGTTTTTGATGTGTCTAAATATTTATCTGTTCCTACAAGGTCTACTAATATTTGAGTATTATCACTACTTGCTCTAAAGTTTTCTGCTTTCCATACAGGGCTAACAACATCGACAATTGTTCCTGTATTATGATTTTCATCATTTGTAGGTGTATCTACACCGATAGTAATTGTTTTAGCATCATTTGTATTACCTGTAGTATCTGCAAATTTTCCACTAGGTATTGCAATTGATACTATACCACTGTAATCAACACCATCATTTGGATTTTGTTGTAAATTCTTAATTACTAATGTATATTTTGTTCCTTTTCCACTTGGTAAAGCTGTTTCTGTTAATGAATTTACACTCGCTGTTAATTCTGCTGATGTCATTGTTTTTCCATCAACTGTAACTGTTAAATCTGATAATTTCAAACTACTTGCTGATGCATTATAATATTTATCTGTTACCTCAAACACTACTGTTAAAATCTTGTTTTCTTTGTCTATTGTTGTATTTGAAGTTTCATAAATAATATCAGGTTTCAAACAATCAACATCTCCTAATGAAATTGTTTGTTCTTTGCTTGTATTATGTGCATCTGATAATGTTCCTGCCGCAATCTTTACTTCGGTTTTTCCACTATATTCTCGATATTCTCTACTTCCATTATTTCTTGCTGTCATAAACTCACTGTCTGGCTCTGAAAATCCACTTAATGTTAATGTATATTCAACACCATACTGCATCTCTTGGCCATTTCTAGTTTCTGTTAATGAAGTTGATTCGCTTAAAGTTTTTTCAATGTTTGTGATTTCTTTTCCGTCAACATATACTGTAATTTTTGAAGTATCTAAACTATTACTTGCATAATATTTATCTGTTCCTTGTAATTGGATAATAGCTCTCTTATTCCATTTATCTATTGTAGTACTTTTTGCTTCCCAAATTGGTGTTACAACATCCACAATTTCTTGCATTCCAGATTTATCTGGTTCATCTATACCAACAGTAATTGTTATTTGATCACTTGTGTTTCCAGATGTATCTGTTATTACTCCTGCTGGGAATGCCACACTCATTGGTCCACTGTAATCTTTATATTTTCCATCTGCTGATTTACTTGCTTGCTCTAATCCACTAATTACTAAAGTATATCTTTCTCCTATTTTTCTTGAATTTTCATAAATATCTCCATTTGCTTTATATGTAATGCTTCCACTTGTTTGATCTGCAGATATTGTTTTCTTTTTCAATGTTTTTGTAATATTTGCTGGAACTGCATTAATGTCTATCATTTTTACTGTAATATTATTTACTGCATTCGTAGCACTCAAAGTTGTACTTGAAAAATACTTATCTACTACATCAAATTCAACTGTTAATGTTTTATTTGTGTAATTAATATCTGTTGATGAATATTTATAAGTAAATTCTGGCTTTACTACATCTGCTAATATTATATTATTTATGTCTTGAGCTATATTTTCGCTTCCATAATCATCTTTTAGTCCAGAATCTTTTGCTATTTTTAATGAAATATTTCCACTCCATTCTTTATAACTCTTTCCTGTTTGTCTTGCATCCTCAACAAAGTCTTTTAATGTTATTACTTGTTCAACTTCAACCTTGTTTGTTGAAGAATTTGTAATATAGTTTGCAGAACTAATTTCCATAGAGTCTTGTACTGCTTTAACATTTGTTCCGTCAACCAAAACTGTTACTTTATCCTTATTTAAAAGTCCATTTGCTCCACCTGGATATTCTGTTATAGTTAATTGTGAGTTTGTTCTTCCTCTCAATGTTATTTTTACTGTTTTATTTGTTTTATCAATAGTTTTCGCAGTTACTACCCATTCTGTTCTATATTTTGGAGTAATTGTTCCTCTTGAATATGCTAGTGTTGTTGTACTTTCAATTCCTAACCTGAAATTCTTACTATCTTGATATATTGCCTCTGGTACATTCAATGTTGCTCCAGATTTACCAAAATTAGTTGCAAAATTTGTATTCGTTCCAGCTATTTTTGTAAATGCTGGTCCTAAATCTATTGTTGTCATTGCAGATGAACCACAATTGTAGAACATTGAGTCCATATTTGTTACATTTGTTGTATAGAACAAATCGCCTAAATCTAAACTTGTTAATTTTGCATTTCCTAACATATTAAACATCCCAGACATATTTGTTACATTAGTTGTATCGAATTTTTTACCAATATTAAAGCTTGTCATTTGGCTTGAACCTGTACAATTAAACATTCCAGCCATATCTGTTACTTTGCTTGTATCAAAATATTCTCCTAAATTTAATGCTGTTAATGCATATCTACCACAACTATTAAACATATTATTCATAAGAGTTACTTCGCTTGTGTAGAATTTACCTCCTAAGTTTAGAGTTGACATTTTATTTATTCCACAGCCATTAAACATAGATGTCATATTTGTTACTTTTTCTGTATTAAAGTTTGAACCTAAATTTAATGTTGTCATTGCTGTTGTACCAGTATTTAAGAACATATAACTCATATTTGTTACTCTTTTTGTTGTTACTAAATCTAAATTCTTAACAACCTCTGTTGCTGTACATTTTGTTGCTGTTCCAATATTTGCGAATAAATAACTTGAATTTGGATTTGCAAATATTGCTGTAGTTCCTCCAATGTAAACTTCAAGAGCACCACTTGCTGCAGTTTTATACCATGCCATTATTGAACCATCATTTCCAGCTGATACATCCCATTTTGTGCTACTAATCATCTTTGACAAGCCAGATTCAAATGTTACACTTTCTATGTTTTGTCTTTGAATTGAAGTATTTCCTAAAAATCCACTTGTTGCTGATGTTTCTGTATTAGTTGCTTTTAAACAACTGTATAACATAAATTCTAATGCATTACTGCTATTTCCTGAATTATCTGTTAAGGTTTCTTCTGGAATTCTTATTTTTACTTGTCCTTTATCAACATCAAATCCTGTTGCTATAATTGTATATTCCACTCCAACTAAATGTTGTGAAGTTACTCCATTTTCTATCCAATTTTCATATATTTCTTTTTGCCCTGTTATTTCAAGAGTTCTTCCTGAAGCAGTATCATTTGTAGTTACTTTTGAACCATTCATTATTAATTGTAACGTATCATTTGTTAATGTACTTTTTGAAAAATATTTATCTGTACCTTTAATAATTATTGTTGCTTCTTGTTTATCTAGGTCTACTGTTTGTGATTCTACTGACCAAATTGGTTTTACTATATCAAGAGTTTCTTTTATTCCTGTTCCTTCTGGTAAATTTATACCAAATGTAATAGTTTGTGCAATATTTGTATTATTTTCTTGATCTTTTACTTTACCTTTTGCTACTCCAATTTGTACATTACCACTATATTCTAAGTATTGGTCTCCATCTTTAATCTGTGCTTGCTCTAAATTTGAAATCGTTATTGTATAACGTCTTCCTATTATTTGATTTGTCAATCCTTTTTGAACTGTTCCATTTACGGTTTTATTCATTGCTGTTGTGCAAGTAACATTTGAAGGTGTTCCAAATTGAATTTGTGCACCAGATATTGTTTTCATATCAATATAATTGCTTAAATCTTTACCATTTTGCATTTTTAATGCTAAATCTGCTAATGTTAAATCTCCGCTTTTATAATATTTATCTGTTACGTCAAATGTTATTGTTACAGAATTTGCACCACTTGCTGGTTTTGAAAATCTATAAACCACACTTGGTTCAATAAAGTCTGTAAAGTCTCCTGCTAATGTTGCAGAATTACTTGTATTTCCGTTAGAGTCTGTTGCAATTTCTGCATCTACTGTAACCTTTACAGTTCCACTTATTCCTTTAAATTCATATCCACTTTGTAGTCCTTCTTTTTCAAAGTTTGATAATACTAATGTATATCTCTTTCCAACTGTTCTAGATATTCCATCTACTGTATCTGTTAGTGTTTCAACATTTGTTATTTGTTTTGTTATACTATCTGCTGCTTCTTCATCTACAAATACATGTAGTTTTGAAAGAAGTGTTTGCTCATCTAATATTGTTCCAAAATATTTATCTGTAACATCAAATATTATTGTCTCTGTTTTTGCCGTTGGATTTACTGTTGATGAAACTTTTACTATTTCTGGCTTTAATGTATCCACTATTCCAACCTTTACTGAAAGTTTTGAACTTTTATTTCCTGAGTTATCAACTAATTTTCCTTCAGGTACCTCTAATGTTACATCTCCACTGTACTCTCTATATACTCTCTTATTAGCATTTCTTGCTGCAATAAATGCATCATAAGATTCCTCTAAGTTAGTAATTGTTAGTGTATATTTTATTCCATTATCTATATCTATAGGTCCTGCTAAACTCTTGCTAAGTCCTGTTGCTATACTTGTAATATCTACTCCATCTACAAAAACTTTTATCTCATTTGGAGTTAAGCTTTTACTATTTGTTTTGTTTAAGTATTTGTCTGTTCCTATTAAATCCATTGTTGCTTGTGCTTTTCCATTTACTTGAGTAATTTTTAAGTTTTCAACTGACCATACTGGTTTTACTACATCGACTATAACCTCTGATTTATGTTCTGCATCATTTACTGGATCATCCACACCAATTGAAATCGTTTTTCCTGTATTGGTATTATTTGATGCATCTTTTACTATTCCTGTTGGAAATACAATTTGCATTGGTCCACTGTATCTTATACCATCACCTTGGTCTAATTTACTAATTACCAATTCATATTTCTTTCCAACTGTTCTATTTTGACCATTTACTGGTTCATTCAATGCTTTTATTTCTCTTACTTCTTTTTCAACATTTACTGCTTCACTATCAACTTTTACTGTTATTTGGCTAGCCAATTGCTCTACTGTTAACAATGTATTTGCAAAATATTTATCTGTAACTCTAAATCCAACAGTTACTGTTTGACTGTCATGATTTATTGTTGTTTCTGAGTATTCATATATTATTTCTGGTTTTATAGAATCCAAGAATAAGTCTCCTGCAGTATTTTTCTCTACTGCATCCTCTTTAATTTCTTGAGCTAAATTTGGATTTCCATATGCATCTGTTAAGGTTCCTTGCGGTATGTTTAATGCTACATTACCACTCCACTCTTTATATCCTTTTGATGATATGTACCCTTCATTAAATCCTGTTAATCTTACATTACATTGAACACTTTCTGCTTCTGTTGAACTAGCACCACTTATTGTTTTTATAATTCTGCTATTTGGAGTTGATTCTCCATCTATCGCTACTGTTATTTGTGTTGTTGTTCCATTTGCAAATTTATTTGTTATGTTTTTATTATATCCAGCATAATTTGTTGTATTTACTATTCCTCTTAATACTACTGTTATTGCTGTATTTGCAGTATCTGGAGTTGTAGTAGATTTTTGCCATTCTGGTTGATATTTTGCTATAATTTTTCCTCTTTCAAAACTTACTGTTGTACTTGAGTTCAAGTTTAATCTTACTGCATTCTCATTTGAATAAATTGCTGTACCTACATATATTTTTATATTTTCTTGTTGTCCACATTCAGTAAACATATTTGTATTTGTTGCTGCAATATTTGTAAATGCTGGACCTAAATCCAATTCTGTCATACTTCCTATACCACAATTTTGGAACATACTTGTCATATTTGTTACTGCTGTTGTGTAGAAGTTTCCTCCTAATGACAATTTTGTCATTTTTGAACTTGCAGTTCCATTAAACATATAACTCATATTAGTTACTTTTGCTGTATTAAATGCACTACCTAAATTCAAGCTTGTCATTTCTGCATATCCTGTATTTTGGAACATATTTGCCATATTTGTTACATTTGTTGTATTAAATCCTGTTCCTAAATTCAAGCTTGTCATTGCTGTATATCCTGTATTTTGGAACATATTTGCCATATTTGTTACTTTTGAAGTATTAAATCCTGTTCCTAAATTTAAGCTTGTCATTGCCATGTATCCTGTTCTTTCAAACATATTACTCATATCTGTTACAATTGCTGTATTAAATTTATTTTGTAAGTTTAATGTAGTCATTGCATTTTCACCAGTACTTGTAAACATACCAGCCATATTTGTTACTTTGCTTGTATCAAAGTTTGGACCTAAGTCTAAACTTGTCATTGCATTATAACCTGTATATGCAAACATATTATTCATACTTATTACAGTACTTACATCTAATAATTTGATATTTGTAATAACTTGTGTTTCTTGGCATTTATTTGAATATCCAATATATTTAAATAAATTATCTGAAGTTCTATTTGCTAATATTCCACCTTCACTACCAATGTGAACTATATATACTCCTGTTCTTGTTTCTTCATACCATGCAATTATTGATTGATCTCCTGCTGCTGATACATCCCATGCTCTTGTCTCATCTGTTATTTTGTTTGTTGTATGATTATATATATCAGAAGATATGTATGATTCAAAAGTAACATTTTCTATATTTTGTCTTTGGATTGGTATCTTAGTTTGGTCATTTCCTAAAAAACTACTTGTTGCACTTGTTTCTGTACTTGCACTTTTCAATCTATTATATAAAACAATGTCTTTTACTTCACTTGTATTTCCAGATGTATCTGTTGCTGTTCCTGCTGCTATACGAAGTTTTCCTTGATCAGAATCTAATGTAATTCCTGTTACTGTTACTGTATATTGATTTCCATATTGAACTTTTGTAGCAACACCATTTACCATTCTTGTTTCCTTTAAAGCTGTTGCAGCACTTACTGTTTTAGTTATTCCACTTGTTACTGCTGTATTTCCTAAATATACTGTTATATTGTCACTTGTCAATGTACTTGATTTAAAGTATTTATCTGTTGCTTTTACTATTACTGTTGCTTTTCCTGTTGTAAAATCAAATGATATGTTATTACTATCAGCTGTCCATGTTGGATTTACAAGGTCTATATTTGTTGCCTCATTTTCATCTGGTTTTAAAATATTGTTACCTGGTCCTACTGATATTGTTTTTGTTGGGTTAGTGTTTCCTGAATTATCTGTCATTGAACCCTTTGGTATTGTTATTATTACAGGTCCACTGTAATCTAAATAATTTTTTCCTACTGCTATTGCATCTTGTTCTAATTCTGTTAGTGTTAATACGTATTTATATCCTATTGTAGTTCCATTTTCAGTTATTGGAGTTTTTGCCAATCCCATATTTACATGTGTTTGTGCTAAATCTGTACCATCCATAGAAACTATCATTCTATTTGCAGCTCCAATTTCTATTCCTAAGTTCTCTTTAGCAAAATATTTATCTGTAATAGAAAACTCTATTGTTACTGTTTTAGAAGTTTTATTAATTGTTGTTTTTGAATAATCATACATTGTTGCTGGTCTTACAAAATCTGCAAACATTTTTCCATTAGTATTTTTGCTTGTAGTATCTGAATCCGCATCTTTTATTTCAATTGCTGTCATTGTTCCAGATTCATCACTTTGTGTTAAATTTGGGTTTCCATATGCATCTACTAATGTTCCTTCTGCTATTTGCAATGCAGTTTTTCCTGACCACTCTAAATAAGATTTTCCTGTTTGTAATACTGATTGTTCAAAATCTGTTAGTATTATGTTGGCACTAACTGTACTTGATGGTCCTGTTTTAGACATTGTAACTTTTTTAGTTATGTTATTTGCTTCTTGTCCTGCAACTTTTACATTAAATGGTTTTGTAGAATTTGCATCTGCAGTTCCATTTGTCAAATTATTTGTTACAGTTTTTATTGCATCTCCATATGTTGATGAATCTACTTGTCCTGCAACTTTTATTGTTAATGATTTTTCAGACTCATCAAATGTTACATCTGTTTTTGACCATGTTGGTTTATATTTTGGAACTACTGTTCCTACTGTATAGCCTGTTGTTGTAGTTGAATTTGCATTTAATCTAAATGCTTTTTTATTTGAATATATTGCTGAACCTGCATATATATTTGCTCCAGATTTTCCTGTATTTTCAAATATATTTGTATGTGCGTCTGCTATTTTTGTAAATGCTGGTCCAAGGTCTAATTCTGTCATTGCTGTTTTTCCACAATTGTAGAACATTGAATCCATGTTTGTTACATTTTGAGTAGTAAATCTATTGCCCAAATTCAATGTTGTTAAACTTGTACTACCAAAATTATTAAACATATTTTTCATATTGCTTACATTACTTGTCTCGAATCTTTGTCCTATTGTAAATGATGTTAATCTATTTCCTGCATCTTGGAACATTCCTTCCATATTTGTTACTCTTGATGTTTCAAAATTATCTCCTAATGCAAATGATGTCATTGTTGCATAACCTAATCCTCTAAACATATATTGCATATTTGTTGTAAATGTTGTACTTAGTAAATCTAAGTTTTCTATTGTATTTCCTGATGTTGCTCCACTTGCATAACCAATATATGAGAATAAATATGATGAATCTACATTTGCATATATTGGGTAATCACTTGCTATATATACTTTTGAATTTGAGTACCATGCAATTATTGAATTATCCTCTGTTGCAGATACATCCCATGTTCCAGTTGATGGTGCCGTTGCTGTACTATTTAAGAATGTAACACTTTGAATATTTTGTCTTTGTATACTAGAGTTTCCTAAGAATCCACTTGTTGCAGAAGATTCATATACTCCTGAACTTGATTTAGCAACTCTTAATGTATTAAATAGTGATATATCTTTTGGATCGTTCTTATTTCCTGATAAATCATGTACCGTATCTTCAGATAATCTTAGTTTTACACCTCTTCCTAAGAATTGAGAAAGTCCTGTTATTGTTAGATCTTGTAATATTCCATATTGTGAGTCAGAACCATTTCTTGTTCCTATTAAAACTTCTGGTGTTCCATAACTTATTGTTACTCCATCATCTTCATCTTTTACTACATTGTCTACTAATAACATTATTTTATTAGCATCTAATGTTTGTCCTGGTGCATAGTATTTATCTGTTGCTTGTATTTTTAATGTTAAGCTATCATTTCCTTCTCCATTAAAGTGTGATGATGCTACTGATATTTCTGGTTTTATAAAATCTGCAAATAATGCATCTGATATGTTATAAGTTTTTTCTTCTTCCTCTTTAATTACTACTGCACTACTTAAGTCATTCCCCATATAGAATACTACATTACCACTCCATTCCATATATTTCTTTAAGTCTTGCCATTGTGATTCTTCAAAGCTTGATAATGTTACTCTAAATTTCTTTGTTTTTTTATTAAACCAATTTCCCCACAAATTATTACCACTTGAAGAACTTGTAATCTCTTCTACTGCCATTGAAGGGTTGCTCTTTCCTAATACTGATTCGCCATCAATTCTTATATCTTGCATATCAGCTTGAAAGTCTGCTATAGTATAATTATATGTTGTTCCGCCATCCCCATTGGCCTTGTTTAAATGCATCAAAGAATGAATTTGCAGTATTAGCTATTATTACAACATCTAATGTTTTATTACTTTCATCTAATTCTACAGAATATTTTAGGAATGCTGGGTCACTTGAACTTAATGTAAAGTTTATTGCTCCATTAAATAATTGTGTACTTACATTTCCATTTCCAGCAAGATCATGTACTGAATTTGCTTTTAATGTTATTGTAAATGTATTTGAACCTCCCATACCTGATGTATCAATATTAGAAATTTTTACTTGATAATGTTTACCATTACTTAATTTTGTTTCTTTTGTTATTTTTATGTTGCAACTTGATGTTATATCACTCGTTGTACCTTGTCCCCAATAAGTTTTAGTTGTTTTAGTTATTGTTATTTCTCCTGACTCTACAGCTTCTTTAAAATCAAACCATTCATCTGTAATATCAAAATCAATAACTACAGCTTCCATTCCTTTGTCTTGTTTTACAACAATATTGCTTACTGCTGGTGGTGTATCATCATCTAATGGTGGTATTACTCCAACTGTTAAGGTTGTAGCATTACTTGTATTTCCAGATGCATCTGTTAGTAATCCTTCTGGCAATGTTATTGTTACTGCCCCATTAGAATATCCTGTCATTTTTAATACATATTTTATTCCACCTTTTCCATCTCCATATTCTTCTTTGTTCAATGTTAATCTTGATGAATCTATTACTGTTGAGCCTTCTTTTACTATAAAACCTTCTGTATCTAATTTTAATTTACTTGATACTAATTGCACATTATCTGTTCCTGTAAATTCTATTGATACTTCATTTCCTTGATATTGCGTATATGCTGCACTTCTATATGTCCAAACAGGTATTGTAATATCTGGTGTTACTGAGAATGTTGCTTCATTATTCTTGTTGTTTCCTCTATCTGTTAATGTCCCTTGTTTTATAGTTGTTTTTATTTCTCCTCCCGTAAAGTTTGCAATTGTTACTGTAAATACTTTTGTTTTAATGTCAGATTCACTGTCTATTGCTGCTATTGTTGGGGTTACTGCTGTACCATTAACTGTAACTGTTAAATCTGATGTTGTTAAAGATGCTGATACAAGTTCTGCTTCATCTGTTCCTTTAAATTTTAAGGTATATGATTTAGCTGTTTTATTATAAGTTCCAGCACCTTCCATCTTCCATTCTGGTTTTATGATATCTATTATTTCATATTCTTTTGCATCACTCTTTTTACCACTATTATCTTCTAGTGCTCCAGAATCTATAGCTATTTGAATTTTGCCTCCTGTATATCCACTTATTGTTATTGGGAATGTTTTTGTCATTTTATCTGCACTTAATATTGTGCTTTCAAATGTTACTCTATTTGATTCTTCATCTAATGTTGTTCCATCTACAGTTACTATTGTATTAGAAAAATCTATTACTGATTTAGAATTGTTTAATGATGTTTCATCTCTACCTGTTAGAGTTATAGTAATTTTTTGGTTCCCCTCATCATAATTGAATTGTAGTTCATCATCCCAAGTTGGCTTTGCTATATCATTTGCTGGCAATGTAAATGTTGCTGCAGTATTTTTATTTCCAGTTGTATCATATATTGCACCTTCTGCTATTGATACATTTACAACTCCTGATGGATATTTTTGTATTGTTACTGTATAGATTATTTCTTTTTCTGTTGTACTCTTAATTGTTACTATTGGTGTTACAATTACATTTCCACATTTTACAGTAATATTTTGAGCACTACCACTTGGAGAAAGACTTGATCTTGTAGCATCTATTGCCTTTTCATCTGTTGCAACTACTTCAAATGTATATTCTCCATCTGTATCTGAATAACTAGGATTTTGTACTTTTAATGTAGGTTTTGTTATATCTTTTTCAGGAAGCTTTATTTCTTTTGCATCACTCTTGTTGCTTGATGCATCTATTAACGCATTCGCTCCTATAGAAATTGTTACTGCTCCTCCTGGATAATTATTTATTGTTAATCTATAAACTATCTTTTTAGATTCTGTTATAACTTTTTCTAGTGTTGGTGTTACTGTTGTACTTCCACATGTTACAGTCACATTTTTAGAACTTCCACTTGTTATTAGTGATGATACTGTTGTATTTAATGCACTTTCATCTGTTCCTACTAATTCTACTGAATATGTTTTTGAATCTGCATCATATGCTAAGTTTTGATAGTCCCATACTGGCTTTGTAATATCTGGTGTAAATTCATATATTTTTTGAATACTTTTATTATTTGCAGTATCTTTTAATGATTCTTCTGCTATTGTTATTTTTATTACTCCACCTGTGTAACTATTTATTGTAACAGGGAATGTTTTTGTTTGTGTACTTGAGTTAAATGATGTTGTTCCATATGTTACATTTGCAGGACTTTCTCCAACTGTAATTGTTGCATTTAATGTTGAGTTATCATCACTTAATGATGTTTCATCTGTTCCTACTAAATCAAATTTATACGCTTTAGTTGAATGATTATATAATGCATTTTGTATAGTATCAGTCCATACTGGTGGTGTTACATCTTGGAAAAATGTATATGTTTTAGCTTCACTCCAGTTTCCTGTTGTATCATACAATGCTTTAGAGCTAATTGAGATTGTTACATTTCCACCTTTAAAATTTCTAACTGTTATAGGGAATGTTTTTGTTTTTCCATCCGAACTTAATGTTCCATTTCCTATTGTTAAATCACTTGAACTAACTACTGTTGAATCTGTTTTTATTGTTAATTTACTAGTTAGTGAGGATGATGAATTATTTAATTGTGTATTATCTGTTCCCACTAAGTTAAATGTATATGTACCATTTGAATATGTACCTCCAGAAATATTACTTGCCCATGTTGGTTTTACTGCATCAACTGCTGTAAATGTATATTTTTTTTCAGCACTAGTATTGTTTTGAGCATCTTTTAATGCTCCTTCATTAATTTTAAATGAAATCGCTCCACCTGTATGCTTTAAAATTTTTATTTCATATGTCACACTTTTTGATGTAGAAGCTGTTTTAGTTATTGTTGGTGTCACTGCAGTTCCGCCAACTGTCAATGTTGAATTAGATGTTGTAAGTGCAGATGCACTAGTATTTAATTCAATATCATCTGTACCAGTTACTGTTATTGTATAAGATTGGTCATCTGGATTATATTTTCCTGTTGCATTTTCCCAAGCAGGTGGTGTTATATCCGCAGTAAAATTATATGTTGCTCCAGTCTTTTCTTTATTTCCTGATGTATCTGTCAAAGCTCCTGTACTTATTACAATTTTTATTTCTCCACCTGTAAAGTTCTTTATTCCAATTGCAAATACTTTTGATTTTGAACCTGATGCTAATTGACCACTAAATGTTAAATTTGAAGCACTTACTGCAGTTCCATTTACTGTTACTGTTACATTTGATGAACTTAATGTTGAACTTGAATCATTTAATGCTGTTTCATCAGTACCTGTTACATTAACTGTATATACTTTTGTATTGCTATTATATGATGTACTTGTTATGCTAGAATTCCATGTTGGTGGTGTTACATCTTTACTAAATGAATATGTTTTTGCTGCACTTAAGTTATTTGAAGTATCTTTTAATGCTCCTGCACTAATTGAAATATTTATCTGTCCACCTACAAAGCTATTAATTGTTAACTCAAATGTTATTGTTTTATCATTTATAGTTCCTTTACCGCCATTAGAAAATGTAACATTTGCTGTTTTTCCGCCCATTGTTACTGTTACATTTGATGAGCTTAATGTAGTTTGTTGAATTCCAGTCTCGTCTGATCCTACCAATTTAAATGTATATGTTTTAGCATTCTCATCATATGTTCCACCGCTTATAGCATTACTCCATACTGGTAAAGTACCATCAATAGTAAATTTATAGCTAATTTCGCTACTCTTATTTCCAGTCATATCTGATAATGCACCAGAATTTATTGTTATTACTACAGCTCCTCCTGTGAATCCATTTATGGTTATTGGAAATGTTTTTGTTTTATTATCTGAGCTTATTGAGGTTGAGCCAAATACTAAATTAGATCGTGTAACTTTTGTTCCATTTACTGTTACTAGCATATTATCATAATTTAATACAGATGCTGAATTATTTAATGCTGTTTCATCAGTACCTATCAAACTAAATGAATATGTGTGGTTAGTTGATGAATACGTTCCACCACTTATACTAGTCTTCCATTCTGGTACCACAGAATCTATATTTGGTGTAAATTCATATTTTGCTCCATTTACTTCTTTATTTCCTGCTGTATCAACTAATGCTCCTTTGTCTATTTGAATTGTTATTTTTCCTCCTGTATAATTTGTAATTGTTAATGTAAATGTTTTGGTTTTATAGTCAGAGCTAATTGATGATTTAAATGAGAAAGTACTTATTTGTGTTTCATTTATTTTTATTGTTACATTTGATGAACTTAATGCTGACATTGAGTCATTTAATTTTGTTTCATCAGTTCCTATCAATTTCACAGTATAAGTATGTGCAGTACTTGAATATGTACCTCCAGTAACACTTGAATTCCATTTTGGTGCAGTTCCATCTACTGAAAATGAATATGTTTGTTTTACACTCAAATTTCCTTCTGTATCTTTTAATGCTCCTGCATTAATTGTTATTGTTACATTTCCACCTGTGAAATTTGAAATCGTCATTCCAAATGTTATTGTTTTGTTGTTATTTGACAATTGTCCTTGTCCTCTATTTGAGAAAGAAAATGATGCTGACTTTCCTCCTACTGTTACAGAAACATTTGATGTGCTTAATGTTGTTTGTTGTAATTTTGTTTCATCTGTTCCTATTAAATTTAATGTATATGTACTACCTGAAAGTTTCCCATTGTTTATAGACCCATTCCATACTGGTGCTGTAAAATCTGTCTGAGGATCCATCGTGTAATTTTGTGCAACGCTCGAATTTACTGGATTACCATTATCTTGCAATGCACCTGCTTTAATATTCATTACTATTTTTCCACCAGAATAATTTCTTACTGTTATTTTAAATGTTACTGTTTTATTACTGTTTGAATATTGTCCCGAACCATATGTTACACTTGCTGTTGAACCATTTACTGTTATTGGTGCATTAGATGCATTTAATGTCAATCCTGTTTTTAAACTTGTTTCATCTGTTCCCACAACTTCAAATGTATATGTATTAGCAGATGATGAATATGTTGCATTATTTACTGAACTATTCCATTTTGGTGCTGTTACATCTGTATTAGGAGTAAATTCATATGTTGCTCCTTTAGTATCTGCATTTCCTGTTGCATCGATCAACGCTCCTGATGCAATTTTTATTGTAATTTTTCCACCGGTGTAATTTTTAATTGTTAATTTAATTGTTATTGTTTTTTTATCATAGCTAAGTACTGGTTGTGCAAAGTCTAAATTGGTTACTTTACTTCCATTAACCTGAACCGTTGTATTAGAAGTACTTAGCTTATTAGATTGTAATTGAGTTTCATCTGTTCCTGTTATAGTCAAGCTATATGTATGTCCAGTTGATGAATAACTTCCATTAGTTACATTACTATTCCATTTTGGTGCTGTTGTATCTACATTAGGTCTTATTGTATATGTTGCACCACTTGCTTCTGTATTTCCATTTCTATCTACTAATGCCCCTTTTGTTATTGTAATTACAATTGTTCCTCCTGAATAACTGCTTATTGTCAATGGGAAAGTTTTAGTTTTTCCATCTGAGCTTAATGTTGTATTTCCAAGTGTATAATTTGACGTACTTGTATTATTTACTTTTACAGTTATATTTGAACCTTTTGTTAGTTTAGACTTGCTATCATCTAATGAAGTTTCATCAGTACCTACTAAACTTAATGTATATGTTTTATCAGATCCTGAATATGTTCCTCCACTTACACTTGAGTTCCATTTTGGTGCAGTTCCATCAACAGATGCAATATTATAAGTTTTGGCAGCACTTTTATTTTCTCTTAAGTCTATAAGTGTTCCTGCTGATATTGTAATTGTAATTGCCCCACCTGTGTAATTGTTTATAGTTAATGGAAATGTTTTAGTATTTTCATCTGAACTTAAACTCGTTGCACCAAGCGTATAATTAGATGTTTCTGAATTTCCTATTTTTACTTTTATAGTTGAGCCTTTAGTTAATTTTGAAGCTTCTGCATCTAATGCCACTGCATCAGAACCTACTAAATTCATTGTATATGTATGATTAGTTGATGAATATTTTGCACCGTTTACATTGTTTGCCCATGTTGGAGCTGCATTGTCAGGTCCTACTATATATCCTTTTGTATATGATATTGTTGTTGATGAACTAGTACTTAATTTTACTGCATGTTTATTTGAATATATTGCTCCTGGTACATATATTTTACATCCACTTGCTCCTGTATCATTTAAGAAGTCTGAATAATTTCCAGAAGCTATTGATGTAAATTTATCTCCAAGTTGGATTTTTTTCATTGATTTTGTTCCTGTTTGAGAGAACATTCCTTGCATATTAGTTACTTTACTTGTTGAAAAATTGCTTCCCAATTTTAGTTCTGTTAATGGTCCACCAAATTTTTCAAACATATGTTTCATATCTGTTACATTGCTTGTATTAAAATTGTTTCCTAAGCTGAATGTCGTCAATTTTTCTGTTCCGCAGTTAGCAAACATAGCATGCATACTTGTTACTTTGCTTGTATTAAATCCTATTTTCAAACTTGTCAAACTCTGATTTCCACACATATTAAACATATGTTCCATACTTGTTGCATTAGCAGCTGTCATATTTGATAAATCTAAGCTTGTTAATTTGTTGTATCCACATCTGTAAAACATTGATAAAAGATTTGTTGCATTTTCCATTTTGAAATTAGAACTAAATGTCAAGGTTGTCATATTTGAAAATCCACATTCATAAAACATATCTTGTGTATCTTTTATTGAAGTTGTAGTAAATTTAGGTCCAATAGTTAATGTTCTCATACTTCCATTTCTTCCAATATGTGCAAACATTGCTCTTGCCTGTGTAATTCCACTTGTATTAACTATACTGCTAGAATCGAAAAATCCTTTTATAACTTCTGTTTCAGTACATGAAGATTCATATCCTAAATATGAAAATATAAATCTTGAGTCTGAATTGAATTTTATAGTTCCTACATCAGAAGCAGGAACCATATATGCTTTATATGAGCTACCATTAGGAACACAATAAAGTGTAACTGTTCCTCCTGTTGAAATTATTGCCCTTGATGTTCCACTTACCTCTAGATTTATTGTGTTTCCACTTGGATCTTTATTAGCAGATGTAAGTAATGTTATACTAGATATTTTTCCTCTTGGAACTAATCCAAAGAAATTACTATTTTGTGCATTATTTAGTCCGTTTCCAAGTGATTCTCCATGACTCCAAATTGTGTCTAATGTCGCAACTTTACTTCCTGCTCTTGCTTGAGCTTTTTTAGGTCCATTGTTAGGTCCATTTACTATTGTACTATCATCAGAAGTTGTTGTATCTTCATCTATTTGAACTGCATCACTATCTTGTGTATCATCAACAACTTGTTCTTCACTTGCTACATTATCTGTTGTCTCTTGTTTTTTTACTGTATATATGAATTTATCATTATCATTCTTTAAGAAACTCAATATTCCATCTGTGTTTGTATAAACAACTTCTGTTACTGGTGTGCCATCAGAAAAACTATAGATTACAGTTTCTTCTTTGCTATCAGCTTGTTTTATTTTTATTGTTATATCTTCACCATATTTTGTTGAATCATATTCTATTAATTGTTTTTCTGTTTCATTTGTTTGAGCATTTTCAGCTAATCCAGTTGTATCATTCACTTGATTCTTTCCATCAGTTTTAGTTGTATCATCTGTTTCGGCTTTGTCTGTTGTCTTGGATACATCTATCATTTCTTGTATAGAGATTCCAAAAGATTTTTTCACTGTTAAATCATCACTAGGAAGTCTTATATCTTTTAATGCATTAACATCAATTTCAGTAAAATCTAATTGAATATCTAGAGGCATATATCCTGTTACAATAACATCTCCGTCTTCATTTATAAATTCTTTGTTGTAAAGAGTTGTTTCAACATCATCAATAATAGCAGTTTTTTTGTCATACTCTGTTCCTAAGCTGATTTTTTTATTTGCTAATTCATCTTCTGTTAACTCTAATGTTATTTTTTCTACACTAGCTGGATCTATTTCAAGTTCTTCGCCATCTGATGTATAATATTTAGTTACCCTATTTCCATTTACAGATGTTGGTAACTCTGCTAAATAAACTCCATTTTTAGTTTCTGTAGCATCAATCGTTACTGTTTGCTTTTCCAAGCTGTTGTTTTTATCTGCTACCTCCATCGAAATTTCTATTACATTTTCTGCTCTTGACCTTCGAACATTATGGTATGCTCCAATCATTATCAAGATTGACATAAATAATATTAATATATTTCTAATTTTCTTAACAATTATTTT